ATTTATATACACAATTATAATTATAAAATGAAAAATATACACGTGAGTGCTATAATAAAAGGCTATTAATAATGATGAATAGAAAAGAGTTTAAAAACTTATTAACAGAATGGAAAAATCTTATAAATAACAATCTATTGTTAGAAATAAGTCGAGATGAAGTTATAGAAGTTATTGGAGAAGATGATTATAACATTCTTAAAAATAATAAAAAAGCTTCTCAAGACCAAAATTTTTTAAAAGTGATTATTAATACTTATCAGTCTGATCAAGCGCACTCTTTAGATGATATTTTAGGTTTATATCAAGATTATGAATCATCTATAAAGAATAAGTGGTATAAAAAGGGTGAAGCAATTGTAAATGTGCCAGGTGGCTTTAGAATAAAGTTAACACCTGATATCACAATATATAACGATAAAGACGATGAACCAAAAACAACAACATATAACGATGTAAAAAATTTTTTAGAGGCTAGATCAGACTTAAATCTAAATTCAAGTATTTTTATAGAATGTTTAAGCCAAGGTGATATTAATCCTGACTTTGAAGTCATTTTAAACGATGACGAGTGGATTATATGTTATCCTAAAACTATAAAAGGATCAATTAGTTTAGCAAGATCATTTTGGAATGGAGAAAGATTAGAATACGATACAACTGTAAAGGCAGGAGTAGGTGACAACATTGGTGCAATAAACTGGTGCACAAGTATAGTGCCAAAGAAAAACAAACCTAGCGGAAACATGTTTTTAAATTACCATAGACAAGCTAATCTTCATATGTACTATTGTATAAAGAAAAATATGAATGTACAAGATCTAGATAGAAAATTATGTATAAGCTTCTTTAAAAAAGATAGCACTGTTGGTTTTAAAGGAGGCAATGCATCTGTAAACGGTAATAATCAAGTAACTGACGAAAAAAATCTTAGAAGTTATATTGGAAGCAGGTTTAATGACTTAATAAAAGATGCTGAAAAGCCTGAGCGTCTTGAAATAGATCCGATATCTTATTATGAGTCAGTAAATTTTGAGCAATATAAAATATTAAAAGCAGCAAATCAAGATAATATTGAATTATTTGCAAGTGAACTTGAAAATATACTTATGCATTCAATGGATGCAGAAAAAATAGTAAACAAAGATTTAGTTCATGAAGATAATAAAGTGTTAAGAAATATTGCAATCAAGTCAAGACATTTAAATAGTGAAAACATATCAGATTTACTTAAAACTGAAACTGATCAAAAAATTATAGATGGATTAATATCAAACGAAAACTGCCCTTTTGATAAAATTAAAGCTTTACCTGAAAATAAACATTCTGTTAACTATTACAAAATACTAGTTTCAAATAGTGCTTGTCCTCCAGATGTCTTAAATACAATAATTAAAGATGAATATGACTATAAAGTAAAACTTGAGTTTGATTTTTTAAGAGAAGAGATTCAATATAATGCATGTTTAAGTGTAATCAAATATTCAAGATTTAGCGAGTTAGACGAGGAAGCTCAAGAAATAATGAAAGAAGTTCTTGAAGAGTATATTCAAGGTGACTTTACATCTGCAGTTGAATATTTTTACGACAAGGTAGATGAAGGAATAAGAAAAAAAGATCAATCTGTCTATACTTTGTTTTTTAGTTATATTGAATTTGAAAATATTGACTATGTAGCAAGGGGTTTTATACTTCGTGACAAGCTTCTTCCTGAAGCTATTTCAAATAAATTTTTTGAAAAGATATTGCCTCCTGATGATCCTTACGGGTATGTTACTGATGATTTAGATATTGATTATATTGATGTTATTAATCATGATAAATTACCTGTAGAATTGTTTGAAAACATATATAATTTAGCTTCAAAAAGCTCTATGCAAGGGTTAAGTTATTACTTAGAACTTGCAAAAAACAAAAGAACACCAGATGATGTGCTCAAAAAATTAATTTTAAACAAAGATAGTGAAGTAAGAAAAGAAGCTAAAAACAATTTAGAAAGTAGAAACCCTTTAACAATTGCAGCCGAAAAAGCTGAAGAAGATGAATTAATCACAATGTCAGTCGAAGGCGCACAACGTCAGAAGGTCGATATAGTCAAAAGAAAAGACTTAAGTAAGTTCGATATAGAAACAACACGAATAGTTTTAAGAAATATAATAGAAGAAGGAAAAATAAGACCAAAATTTATGAAGTTTTTATCTGAAAGAGACGACTTGGTGGATTTAGGTTTAGAGCCAAATGATCTTCAGATAATTTATGACAACTTAAGATCTGAGTTTGATAAGAATGCATTTGCTGCAAAGTATCCTGATACAATTTCACAGTATCAAAACTTAACAGGTGAAAGTTTATTAAGAGACTATATTAAACGATTGTTATAGTTTTTCTAGTTTAAAAAATAAAAATTACAATAAAAGGTTATTGATAATGATGAATAGAAAAGAGTTTAAAAACTTACTAACAGAATGGAATCAAAACTTTATAAATGAAAGAGGAAAGAATGAAAAGTTTCATTCTGACTTGGAAAAATCTTCTGGCTGGTTAGTAAATCCTTCTAGTGAAGAAATAACAGGTATTTTAGATTTTATCAAAGATAAAATAGAAGAAAATGAAGTAGAGTCAATAAAAGATGTAGCTTATCAAGAATACATTGATTTTGGATTAGTTCTGCCTAAGAACAATGAAGTTATTGATATGATTTCTGATTTTTTTATTTTTAGCGGCAACGAAGAGAAATCTAGTGAAGTATTAAATGTATCATCAAATGACGAGTGTGTTATTATTCATTTCACTGAAGGTGATTTTACTCAAAATCTAAGCGATCAAGATGAATCTTTAATATATAGTTGGACTCTTCATGATATGGAGCACACTCTTTTTAGTGGAATAAGCTCACAAGAACTTTATTTTTCTAATGCCTCTTTAAATATAATAAATAAAAATCTAGAAAATTTAGATAAACCACATGAAAAAGTAAATAATAATAATATTAGTGTGCATGAAATATTAAAAAAAGGAACAATAGCAATTTCAGCTGGTAGTAGTTTAATTAAAAAGTTTTTTGAAGAAATAAATTTTACTCCTACAGCTGATATGAATGACTTGCATGCTTCTATAATGTCTTACTGCTATATTAAAAATATAGAAACAATAAAACAAGAAATTAATAATTTAAGTTATAAGTTTTCTAAAGAAGAAAAAGCTGTTTTGCAAAAAACTTTTACAGATTCTTATTACTTTGTTTTTAAAATGTTTAATGAATTGAAAAGAGTCTTTAATAATTGTATTATAATAATAACAAATGCTTAAAAAAAGGACAAATCGTGTATAGAAAAGAATTTAAAAGTCTACTTGTAGAATGGAAACAAAACTTCATAATTGAAAATCAAAATATTCCTTTGAAAAAAATAAAATTAGAAATTTCAAATAGTAGAAACTTAAGTAAAAGTGATCAAAACAAAGTGTTTTCAAGACTTGAAAACAAATGGAATAAAATATATTCTAAATTTAGCAATGTAATACATTCAGACTTGACAAGTAATGATGAACCTATAGAGCATATTCTTGATGCAATTGAAAAATTTTCTGTGTTTTATACTAATGTAGATAGTGAAATAAAAAGAAAAATAAGTGCAGGAGACATTACTTCAAGTGAGCTAAGAGGTTTTTATGAATCCAAGTTAGAAGAAAAAAAGAGTAGTACTAGAACGAAATTTAGAGAAAAGTGCAGAAACAGAGCAAATCTTAAAAGCAACATGATTTGGTCAGAAAATTCAAAAAACAAAACAAGTGATTTTGAAGTAATATATGTTGGAAACGATTGGACAGTAGTTTACCCAAAAACTATTTTAGGCTCTATAAGCTGGGCTGTAGGTTTGCATGATGGCGCTGAAGAAAATTACGAAGTTGACGACAAAGGAACACAAATAGGAAGAGTTAATTGGTGTACTGCTTCTTATGAAGGCAATAGATTTCCAATGTATGCTGGTAATTTGCACATGTATTATTTTATAAAAAACAAAGGTTATAGAATAGATGATGCCTATAGAAGAATCTGTATAAGCTTAATAAAAAATGATCCAGAATCATATGAAGTTTCTAGCGGAGAAAAAGATATAGTTGAAATAAAATTTGAAGGAGGATCAACTGTTAATGCAAATAATAGACATGAAGGATTATCATCATACGAAGAAGTTTGTCAAACAATAAATAATCAAAAAATAATAAATGCTATTAAAGGTCATGCTCTTACTAAAAAAGAAACATCAATAGAAGAAATGGCAAAAAAAGCTACAATTGACATTGTCAAGCAAGACGAAAAAATGCTAGAAAGCGAAGAATCTACAAAAAACAGTCAAATGTGTATTTATCTAAAACATTCAGATGACAAAGAAATAATTAATTATATTATAAAAAACTATAAAGAAACAGAAATAGAACTGGACATTACAGGTGACTATTCACCACTACCTCTTATAGTTTTTGAAAGAGAAGACATAATTGAGTTAAATAATAAGTTAAGCTTAATTGATTATTTTTTAAAAACGTATAAAGATGATGCTTTTTATTTATGCGAATTCTGGAATTGCATAATTTACTCTAATGTAGATTATAATAATAATTTCTTAGAAGATCCTTCTTTGAAAAAACAATTAATTGAATTTTCAATTGATATTATAAAAAACAAAGAAATAACTTCCAGCCCATTCTCAGAGTATATGTTCCATAACGAAATATTGTTTGAAGATATAGAACAAATATTAAATGCAATAGATGAATTTGGGCACGAATCAGAATCTGCTAATTCTTTTCTTTTTTCCTTACTAGAAAATTTTGATTTAAGAAAATATTCAAGTAACCCTGGCTATGAAAATGTAATTAAAATTATTCGAAACATAATAAGTAAATCTACTTCGTTTAGACTTATAATACCTCAGTTAAAAGATAAGCACAGTTATATTTTTGAATCAAGCTTAAAGAAGTACATAAAAATGATAATCAAATAAAATGTTTAATTTATCATTATACTTTGCTGAAGTGGTAGTTTAGATAAGTAGTTATTTTGTTATCTACGAGAACTTTATAAATAGTTTTATCTGTACAAACTAAAAGTTTTTGATCTTCATGCTTTTCTAAGATAACACCTATTTTTTTATTTCCTTTATCTTTAACATGAACTATGTCGTATTTATTAAAATTCACTGTATTTTTTCCAAATAAAAAGTAGGTGTGTCTAATACTTTTGATTTACATAGAATTAGAGCTCTTGGCACTATTGACATCCTTTTAATCTTATCTATTTCTACAACAATACCAATACTATAAGGTTGATACTTTTCATCAAATCTACTTGTATCAAATTTTCTTATTTTAACAAGATTGCCTATATTTAATTCATTTTCCATTTTGGCTTTTCTTCTTCAAATAGATAAGATGTCTAGTGCCTAAATAGTTTTTATTTTCTATGTTTTCTACTAACCAGTAATGATTTGAAAGTTTTATGTTTTTATAAAATTCTCTCATTGTTAAAACTTCTATATTAACACCTTGACTTTTTAAAACGTCTACAGCATTAAGATTCCCGCCAAACTTCTTGTCTATTCTCATTGCTTTTGTTTCAACATATAAATTATCATCAGGATGATAAAAGTCAGGAGTATATTTTTTTTCTTTACCGTTTATGTTTAAAGTGAAAGTTTTATGCTCATAAATATAATTTTTACCTATTGCTTCACACCATCTAGCATAATCAGCTTCTAAAGAAGATTTAAAAAAGTAGTTAGGATTTAAATCTCTTCTAAAACCCATTCTTCCGTTTGAAGGAATTTCTTGCAGCCCTGAAGATTGTGCTTCATTTAGGCAAGATTTAGAGCAATACTTTGTCATTCTGTTCTTTGATTTTTTAAACATATCTCCGCAAGTAGGACATTTTTTTTCTACTCTTTCTACTAACACATCTTCTTTATAACACTTTCTATTACAATATTTTTTATTGCTGTCTTTATATTTTTTAAATTCAATATTGCAATTTTTGCACTTTACAATTACTTTTTCTTTTCTTTTGCTTTTTGACAAGTGTTTATTTCTACAAGAAGCACTACAAAATTTGCTATTTGCTTGTTTAGAAGGAGGCCTATAATATTCTTTACCGCATTCGATACACTTTAAATTATTTTTCATTTTAGCTTTCTATTTTAGGAAAATACTTTAACAGATCTTTGTTTTCTTTCTTTGCTTGCTCTAAATATTTTAAAGGATTATAATTTTCTTCTGCAGAAATAATTGATTCCCAAGACATTTTAATTCCTTCAACTAATGAAATTTTTCTTCTGCAATCAAAAAAATAATCAAATTTATTTTCTGTAAGAATGTGATTCCCTAAATAATCAGTTTCAGGATACCACTTAATAATTTTGTTAGGATTAAGACCTGTTATTCTATGGATCATATCAACAATGCCTTGTGTATTATAAGGCTGGTTTGCTGTAATGTTAAAATGTTGATTTCTAACATTGCTTTTAATAGCAATCATAATTGCCTTACAAAAGTCAGAAACATGCATATAGTCTTTTGTTTTTTGTGGATCTAAGAACATGTCTAATTCTTTTACATTGTTTTTTAAAGCAAACATTGTTTTTGCAATTAAAGAATTCATATCTCCTTCGCCGCCATAAGCGAATAACGGCCTCATAACGAGCCAATTATCAGATGAGTTTCTTACAAACATTTCTCCTGCATATTTTTGTGTAGCATACAAAGTCCTTGGATGAATATCGCTTGATTCTTTGATTGGCTCTTCTTGATATTTAAGTGTATCGTAGATCACTGTTGTTCCTATATATACATTTAAAATCTTAGTATTATTAGCTGCATTAGTTATTCTTTGCGTACCTAATACGTTTGTCATGATAGAATGATCAGGATTAAGAGCAACAACATCTGTTCCTACGACAGCAGCATTATGAACAATACAGTCAAGCTTTGTTGATTCAAATAAATTAGTCCATTGTTCAACGCTGTTGCTATAAACACAAACTTCTCCTGACTCTGTATAAATCATGTTTTCATTTGCAAAGCTTGAGTTGTCTAACGATACAAATTCATGTCCTTGATCTTCAATTTCTTTTGCTAGGTTAGTTGCAATAAAACCTTTTTCTCCAGTAATAGCAATTCTCATTATTTATCTTTTCTTTCAAACCACGAAGGTATGTTATTAAGTTTCCAAGTTGCAAATTGTTTTTCTTTGTTATAAAACTCTCTATAACAAATAATTGCATCTTCTGATATCTTATATTTATCAGGCACATTTATACAAAAATTAGTTAAACCAATGTCTGGTATGTCAAATGGTATATTATTTTTGAACCAGATTGAATATTCTTGACATTTATGAATATTATTATATCTTTTTTTATATTCATTACACGCAGCAATTAGAATATCACACGCCCAATTATAGTTCTGTATTGATTCTCTTATCCAGTGAGTGCATGAATTATTAATATAGTTCATGCTGTAAGGAGGCCTTGAAACATGACCTTCTGGATATTTATTATAAAAGAACTCTTTCATGTCTTTGAGCTTTTTAAAGAACATTTTTTCTTCTTCTTTGTTGTATAGTGATATCCAATGACATGAAGACAACAACTGCGAATAATTTAAAACAAAAGACTTTATATGCATATCACAATGATACTCTGCAGACTTCTTGGGATCTTCATCTAATATTAATATGTTCATTGTATTATTTCCACTTCATATTCTTTTTTATTAAAAGTTATTATTTTATTATCAATAAGTATAAATTCTTTTCTTATGTTTTTAGAATAAACTTTTAATTTAACAACTAAGCCTATAAAATACAAAGCATCTGTTTTTTTAATTCTTATCAAATTACCTACTTTTAACATTTATTTGCCACTTAAAAGCTGTAATATATTCCATATTTGAAGTTGAATTACATTATTGTTAATTAACACATTATAATAAGTTTTTTTTGTTCTTGTAAAACTAGAATCTTTAAAGTATGGTTTTTCTATAGATATCATTAGTCCTAAAGAAATTTCTTTCATATGTATACTTTTTTTTAGTATAACAAGAGGTGGATCTTTAAAGAATAATTTCATATATGTTATTTCATTTTTAACAGTCTTAATGTATTTATTAGATATAAAAGTAGTACCTTTTATATAAATATTTGTATTTTTCATATCCCATTTAACACCTTGTCAATATGGTATCCCATAATAGTTAATTGTTCGTTATTAAGAAGAATATTATATGATCTTTGTCCAACGCAAGGAGGATCTAAGCTTTCATTTATTGACATTATAATAGCTAATTTATCTTTATATTCTGCATTATAAGTGTCTTTTAATTCTATTAAAGGTGAATTATTAAAATAAATTTTTTCATATTTATTTTTAGCCGCTTTAAGATCTTGATGTAATTCTAACCTTTCAATAGTAAAGTATTTGTTTTTAATAATAGCAAATTCATCTTTTACTTTTTTGTCACTTAAATATTCTGTTCTTAATAAAATCATTCAATGTCTTTGTCGTAAGGTTCAAAAGCAAGTTCTCCAGTATCAATAGCTCTATCAAGATATTCTTCGAGCTGCTGAAACGTTGTACATACCTTTATTCCACTTCTTGCAAGCATTAAATTAAACTTTGCGCCTTCTGGTAAACCTGCACAAAAATAGATAATAGGCTTCTTAAAAGCGTGAGCATATCCAGCTTCCCAAATAGTTCCAATATCTTTGTCTCTAGTATTGACTAGTAAGAAGTCTGAAGTTTCGATATGGTGAAGATTGCCATTAAACGTTTCATCTTGAACTGACTTAGGTGCATTAGGTGGGCAGACAAATATTCTACGTGGAGATGCTAAATCAAAAAAACTTCCGCGGTTATCAAAGATTTCTTCTAATTTAGTTAATTCTTCTGCTTGTGTTGGATTAAACCATCCGCTTGCTAAATAAATCTTCATATATTATTTTTCTCCTTGAAATGTTTGCTTAACTGAGTTGATATAACTTACGTCATCATTCCACATAACAGTAAAGTTTTTAACTGTGTCTGTAGAAATATTACCGTTTAATTCTTCACGTCTACATTGATAAATTGCATCATTTTCATTGAATTCAAATAAATCATTTTTTGGTTCTGGATAATATAGATTTGTACCTCGTGAAGTAAACGTACCATCAGGTAATTCAACACGAAAAGTACGAACATAATGCATATCAGGTTTATTGAAATCAAGACAAGTTGATACTTCTGGAATACTATCCACTAGAATTCTTGCGATTCTAGTTGCCATAATATTATCTACTTCTGGCTGAATTTGTACGTCTTGACGTTGTTTAACAAATCCAATTAGATCTTTAAGATTAAATCGAGCAATATAAAATGTTTCCATGCACTTTGGAAGAATTACTCTTGCATCCATCATTGAAATACATTTACTGTCAGACATTTCTGCATACAATTGCTTAGCATCATTTACAATTTTTTGAAATCTATTGTAATAAGATGAATTTTCAACAGATTCAGGCACAAGCGCATTATCAAATCTTAGGTCGCGGTCACCTGTGCATTGTGCTGCAAATGAACCTGCACGGTGTCGAATAAGATGTGTTACTGTTTGAACATCAATTCCTGATATTTTAAAGGTAAAGCCTAAACATTCCATAGGAGTTGGAAGTGCACGGAAATTAAGGACATCTTGTAAATTAATAGATGCAGCTTCAGGTGTAGCATTTTCAAATTTTACTTCATTAGGCGAATCAGCCCATGTTGCCTTCGTCATATTCCAAGCAATTTTTTGTGCTTGTTCTCGAGTAGGGCCATCAATTAGCTCAATGTTTAAACTTTCAAGATTATTGATAAATCTTGTTTTGATTTCTTGACCAAACTTAAGGTCCATTGGTAAATTTACAGGATCAAGATTATTATTAATTGGCATATTTTGTCTCCAAAAAATTAAAATAGAAAATTAATTAATACGAGAATATTATAATAATAAAATAAAAAATTTACACGATTTGATTATTTTGTAATAAAAAATTTATTACATTAATTTCTTTTTCGCTTAATTTTATTACTTCTTTATATTCTTCTAAGTTTTCTAGAAAAGTTTTGTTATTTAGATGAGTTAAAAGTTTTATTTGTTCTACTTTAACATCAAAGTCTATTCTTTTATTGTCTCTTATGTTTGATCTATAAAATATAAAATGACAAGCATACTGCATTTCTCTTGTTAAGTCTAGAAGAAAGTCATAAATAAAATTTTGCATTTTATCTAAATTCAAGCAAACCTTAGACAAGTAAAGTATAGTTCCGTCATCTACATAATAAAAATCTTTATTATCTAATGTGTAATAATAATTTATGTCTTCTTTGTCTATAAAGAAACATTTCGACTTTATGAATATTATATTAATATCAAAAGTTATGTCTGTTCTTAAAAAAAGATTGTTTTTAAAACTTTTAATAACTTTTTCTTTTGAGTAAACTATTCTGTTGTTACTATCATAAATAAATATTGAAAGTTCATCATTGTCAAAAACACAAGTAAGTTTTAAGTAATTAAACATACCTAAGTTAAATATAATAGATTGTTCTAATTCATTCCAAAATTCTATAACATAAGCTGCTGATCTTATTCCTTTGTTTTTTAGATAAGCAGAAGCTAGTTTCAATTTTAATAACCTTTATCAAGTCTATCTCTAATTATCTTGTCTTTCTTTAAAAATGAACTATAAAATTCATCAACATCTACACCGATTAAAATAATTAGTGATAGAAAATAATTAAAAGCATCTACAATTTCTTCAAGAAATTCTTCTCGATTGATTTCAGGCATCTCAGTTTTTCTATGTGGTTTCCAGTTTTTAAGGTGTTGAAGTGCTTCAAACATTTCTTCAACACCTTTTAAAGCTGTTTCACGACAAGTAATTTGTGCTTTCTTTGTAGACAGATCAACAGGCCACTCTGGGTAAGAATCTGGAAATTTTTCTTGTAATAACAACATAAAACTGTTTCGCAACTTAAAAATTTGTTCTAGTTTATCTTTATCCATTATTCACCCGATTCAGCATCTTCTGTTTCTGTTTGTACGTTTTCAAGCATTTTCTCTAAAGAAGTATCAAAAATTTCTTGATATTCCTTTTGCAAAACAAGACTAGAATCCTCTCCAGTCAATCTAATCATTCTCATGTGGTCAATAATGTCTGTTCCAGTAATTAATGCAACTTGTAATAATTTTGCAATATGACCTACAACACTGTCATCTAATCTTAAACTTTCTTTACTCATAGCTTTCCTTTAAATAATATAAGGTGATGTTTTTAAAATTTTGTCTACTATATCATTATCATGTTCTATAGCTTTTATCATGTCTACTCCCTTAGTAGTTTTTAAGGAGTATAAAACTTCTTTGAGTTTGTCTTTGCCGCTAACAAAGTCTTCTATATAAGATACATTTAATTCTACTATTCTTTTACTAGATGCAGTAACTGGGTCTGATACTGGTTGAGTCTGTCTTACTGTTACAATCCCAGGTAAAGCACGCATATCAGTAGTAATATCAAGCATAGTAGGATCTTCTCTATCGTCTATAGATATTCTTGCTCTAATTAATACATTTAATAAATCCTTATGTCCTTCTGTTAGTAAATTGCTCACTTTAATTCTCCTTATAGAATATCATATATTAAATATAAGGATAGTTAAAATAAAATATTTTTATATTATATATAGTTTTTTTTAATTTGCACGACTTGATTTAATATAACTATTTACTGCTTCTGGCCATAATGTTTTAATAATATCAAGCATACTATTTGCTAGCTGCTGTATTTCCCATTGTGCACCTTCATGTGTTCTAAGACTAACAAACTTTAATATGTTATTTAAGTTTGCTGTTGCATAATACTCTGTATATAAATTTTGCGGCAATACGCCTCTAGCTTGCTCTTTACACACACCAGCATATAATAATTTATCAAATAATTCTAAAGATTCTTTATGATGATTTTTAATTGCTTCACTAGAACTTTTTTTAAGAGGTTCTGAAGAATAGTCAACATTAAAATCTAGCATAGGATTTATTTTATCTTCTACATTAGAAGATTGCCTGTTACTTTTATGTTGTGTTCTAAAACTATCAGGAGAATAGAACTCTAAATTAAAATCAGTATATCTACGAGAAATTTCATTATAACTCCAAGTTCGATGACGATGATGTTGACTTCTTATAAAAAGTGGAACTTTAACTCTAAAAGTTGCAACATTATGCTCAAGTGTTGAAGTATGTCTATGTTTCATTAAGTAAAAAATAAGTCTTTTATCTTTTTCATCTATTTCATCTTTATGAACGCCAAATGAAACTCTAGCTGAGTTTACTATTGTAATATCTTCACCCATATGTTGCACTAATTCAACACATCCAATATTATCATTATATAAATAATGCTTTTTATTAATCAATTCTGTCATTAAGAATAACTTTCTTCGTTATCTAAGTTATAGTATAATTTTTCTGCCCAAGGAATAACATCCCATTTTTTTGCTGAAATGTTATGATGTCCTACAATTGAATATTTTTTAGCTTCTTCTAAACTTAATACCTCAAGACTTTCACAAACAGGTTTATCATTTAAACCAACAGCATCACGTAAAGCTATTAAAAATTCTCTACTAAATGCTGCTAGTTCTTCTCCAATCATAACAATTTTTCTACCCCTTACTCTACTATCAGGAATTTTGCATATTTCTAATGATGAATCAGGATACCATCTTTTTGTTTTTTCCCAATATTTTTGTTCTGGATGCATACAAATATCAATACCAATAGAATGTTTATTAAACTTTCCTGCATGATATGCTACTTGACCCGTATCTAAACATTGCAGTATTTCCATACATTGCTTTTTGTGATTAAAGCCTAAAAGAAAATGAGAAGAAACATGTCTTCCTTTAGCCATATTAAAGTTAATAGGTACAACTTTACCCATATGAAAAATTACGTTTCCAAAATGAGACAAGACTGATTTATGTGTATTAGGACCGTATACACCGTCTGCAATTGCTCCTACTTCACTTTGTACTTCTTTAACGTATTTTTTATTTTTATTTATGTATTTAAATTGCTCTAACATTAATCTTCTCCGCTATTATCAAATTTACCGTATCCAGTAGCAGGACGTTCCACTTTACTTAAAATATTAGATCCATAAATATCTAATATATCATTAAAAGCGCCTTTATCATTATCAATAAATTCTCTGAATTCTGACTTGGACATTTTAAATTCATCACTTTGACCTTCATTATAAAATTCTAAATAAAGATCTGCAGCTTCTGAAGGAGGTATTATTTCACCGTCTTCTGTTTCCAAACCGTTTAGATCATCGTCGTCATCTAAATCTTCAAAAGCATCTACTTCTTCATCATCTTCATCATCTTCTAAATCTTCAAAAGCATCTACTTCTTCATCATCTTCTAAATCTTCGTCATCTTCTACTTCTTCGTCATCTTCTAAATCTTCGTCATCTTCTAAATCTTCGTCACTGTCTCCATCAACACCGCCAATAATTCTTTGAAGTTCTCTTTCTTCAAATTCTTCAGCGCGAATTTTTTCTTTAATGACATCATTATATTCTCTATTTAATTCGATTGCTAACTTTCGTGCTTTTTTTGCTTTTAGTAATAATTCATCTTTGACTTCTTTAGTTAATTGGCAATCACTTGAACCAAGCTTTTGGTTTATAAGGTAATCTAATCCACTTAATATATTAGTTATAATTTTGTTTTCTTCTTGCTTTAATAACTCTTTCATATTATCATTTAAATCTTCTAATATTTCTTGAAACTGATCGACATAACCATGTAATCTTTTGATCAATTCTTCATTATTATCTTTAAGATTTGATAAATTTAATTCAGAAAATCTATCTTCAAGCTGTGAAGTTAAATTTTCTAAGTTATCTTTTTCGCCTGAAAATTCTCCAGTAAGTAACCCTAGTTCTATTAATTTTTGAAATGCTATAACAAGTTTATTTGTAAAAAATGGTTTTTTAGGCTTTGGCCCGATACTATCAAAATCTTTAACAAATTGATTTGCTTTACCTACATCACGCAGAAATTCTTTAGGGGTCGCGTCAGGATTATTTCTTAATACATTGTTAACAATTTTTTGTTGTTGTGCAACTGTTTGAGATGGAGCAAAACTTGAGTATAATTTATTAAAATTCTCTGCTGACATTGCTGTCAATAAAATTGCTACAATTAGCTTTTTTTCTAAAGGCGTGTAAGGTGGCTTAAAAAAGTCTATTGCTTTTTGTAAAGAAGCTTCTTCTAAAGTGGCATCACTTTCATTTTTTATTAAAGAACTTAATTGTTCTATAAATTCAGGAGGAAAAATTTGTTTTTTCTCTTCTTTCAAGATTAGTTCTTCTAAGATTATTTGTTTGATCATATTTTTTATAAGTATTTCACTCATAAATAATTCCTTTCGTTATAAGAAATAATTATGCTAGATCAATATCTACTTTAACGCTGATTTGTAATTCAGGCATTCTAATATGATTTATCAAACCGTGATTTTTTGCTTCTTCAGCATCAAGAAACCAATCAGAGTGACCTTTGTCATGAATTAATTTAGAAAAATAATCATCAGATTTTCCACAATTCCTAGACATCATAACATAAACTTTTTTATTTAATCTTTCAGCTTCTCTTGCATTTGCCTTAAGATCTTCAATCTTTCCAAAAGCATAGCTAGAAACATCATGAATCATCATTGTTGCATCTTTATCCATGAATCTAAGTCCTTCTTCACCAAAAGAAGCTAATATAGCACCGCAAGACATTGCTTTACCTTGTACTATTGTAGCAATTGGTATATTAGAAGCTTTAATTGCTGCTATCATTGACATCAATGAATAAACTTCTCCTCCAAAAGAATCTATTTCTACTGGAATTACTTTTTGGCCGCTATTTTGTGCAATTGAAATTTGATCTTGAAACTTTCTTGCTGCTTCTTCATTAAACTCATTTACAGTTATGATTGTTGGATCTTGTCTTAGTTCAAGCTCTTTAATCAAATTAGATATATCTGTAGTATAATGCATTATAGTTCTCTCAGTTCTTGGACAGTTCTATGTCCAGATTTTCTATTTGTTTCTACACCATTTACTAGTTTAATAAAAGTAGGAACGCCCATAACTCTATATTTAATAAACATGTCAACGTCTTCTTCTCCATCAAGAAAACAAATGTTTAATTCTTGAGTTATACTTTCATTTAATTTTTGTTTTATACTAGTACATGGAACGCATTTTTTTGTACTGAAGAATAATATCTCTTTACTCATAAAAATCCTTTTGTCTGTATAAAGATATTATATATAAAGAAAATAAATTTTATAATTTAATAAGCAATATTTTCCCATCCCCAGTCTTCACCACTCATACCGTCAGCATTATAATCTGTTACTGTGCCTTCAAAGAAATTCTTAAAGCTATCTCCGTTAATAATCCAGTCAAGCCATACAAGTGGATTATTTTTTATTTTAAAATTAGGCTTAAGTCCTAATTGGATTAGCCTTCTATCAGCAAGATACCTTATATATTCTTTAACTTCTTCTTTATTAAGTCCTTCTATTGATCCCATTTCATAAGCTAAATCAATAACTTTATCTTCAAGCTTTACAGCATCTCTATACATTTGATATATTTCTTTTTTAAAGTTATCATTAACAACTCTCGGGTGCTCTTTAACATATTCTCTAAATAAATGAGTCATACCTTGAACATGCATTGTTTCATCGCGTATAGACCATTCAACTATTTCACACATTCCTTTGAGTTTGCCGTAACGTTGATAGTTCAACAACATTACGAATGCTGAAAACAAGCTCATTCCTTCATTACATGCTGACTGTGCTAGTGCTAAACCTAAACCTTTTCGAGTAGATACGTCATTTTTTTGCATGAATTCAATTTTATCGCTCATCTCTTTGTATTCTAAGAATGCACTATACTCTTCTTCAGGCAACCCTAAAGTATCATTAAGAAGTGCATAACTTCTTTGATGAGTACCTTCTCTGTTGGCAAAGCTTAACAACATACTTCTAATTTCGTTATTCTTAAATTTAGGAATAAACAAGTCACAATAGTTTCCACCAACTTGTACATCAGATTGCGTAAACAAACGAAGTATTTGAGTAATATGATTTTTTTCTACAGAAGAAATCTTTCCGCCTTTCCATTGATTGACGTCTTCTTGTAGCTTTGCCTCCCAGCTTCCCCAGTGTATTTTTTCGTGAGACTCAGCAATTTCCATTGCCCACGGGTACTTAAAAGGCTTATAAGTTTCATTGTATTTTAATAAAGACATTTGAATAACCTCTGTTTAATATTTGTATAATAATAATTATCCTTGACAGCTCAAACAATCTTCATCTTGGAAATCTTTAAGCTTGTTTGATTCTACTTTTTGACTTACCTTTTCAGCAGCAGCACCTGAATTGGTTCTTAAGTAATATAAACCTTTAAGATTCTTTTTCCACGCTCTTATATGAACCATATTTACAAAAGACTTTTCAGTACCAGCAGGAAAAAATAGATTAACGCTTTGACCTTGACAAATAAACTCTTGTCTATCACCAGCATGATCTACAATCCACCGCTGATCTAATTCAAATGCTGTCTTAAATACTTGTTTATTCCAGTCTGGCAACCAATCTAAATGTTGAACAGAACCTTCAGAAAGAATAATAGATTTCCACTGTTTATTTATCCATACTTCATCTTTAGATAATAAATTAGCATATTCTAATATTACTTTATTTAGATGAGGATTTTTTACTAAATAAGATCCAACTCTCGTTCTATGAGTGAATGCATTACTTTTCCATGGCTCAATTGAAGGGGAAGTCCCAGCAATAATAGAACTGTTGGCATTAGGAGCAATTGCAAGAAGATGAGAATTTCTAACACCGTAACCTTTTGCATCAGGACACTCTCCTTTGACTTTAGATAATTCTATCGTTTTCTGTTTAGCTTTTTCTTTTATGTTCATAAATATGGATTTATTTAAAGATTGAGCAACAACAGATTCAAACGGGACATCTCTAGATTGCAAATATGAGTGAAATCCCATTGCTCCTAATCCAAGGCTTCTTTCTCTAAAAGCAGAAAACTTTGCCTTTTTTAAATGATCAGGTGCATTGTCTACAAAGTGCTGCAATACGTTGTCTAGAAATTCAATTAGATCTTCAACTATTGTTGTATCTTTCCATTCATCGTATTTTTCTAAATTTAAAGAACTTAAGCAGCAAACTGCACTTCTTTCTTTAGAAGTTGCCAAATGGATCTCGTTACAGAGATTACTACCGTGAATTTTAAGATTTAAATCTTTTTGAAATTGTGGTAGATGCTTATTTGCTTCATCAATAAAATTGATATAAGGCTCACCAGTTCTAAATCTAACTTGAAGAATCCTCTGCCATAATGATCTTGCATTTAATGTATCTCTTACAGTTGCATCATTAGGATCAATCAAATCCCAGTCTTCTCCTGCTATTACAGCATTCATAAACTTATCAGTTATGTTAATTGCGTTATTTAAATTAAAACATTTTCTGTTTACATCGCCACCTGTTGGCAATCTAATATTTAAAAATTCTACAATGTCAGGATGACTTATGTCCATATACGCAGCATAGCTTCCTTTGCGAGTTTTCCCTTGTCTATATGCAGTCATATCAGAGTCTGTTGTTTTCAAGAAAGGTATAGGCCCTGGTGCAATATCACTATTTGATCTAATGTCACTCCAATGACCTCCTACGCCGCCTCCTTTTATACTCATCCAACGAAGTTCGTCAGAGTGGTCAATAAGTCCTTCTATAGAATCACCGACATAAGACAAAAAACAAGATATAGGTAAACCTTTAGATTTTTCTCCTTTAACAGGAGCATTACTTAGTATAGGAGAGCTAAACATAAACCACTGCTTAGAAGAATAATCATATATTCTTTGCGCTAATTCTAAATTACCTTCAGAAAATGCTACAGCTGCTCTAGCAAATGCTTCTTGAGGAGAGTTTTCTCCTTTTTTCATGTAGTAATTTGTCAATAAGTCCTTAGAGAAATCTGTTAAATTACTATCTAATTCTTTATCTATAGTGATACCATAGAGTTGTTCTTTCATTTTAACCTCTTTGCTTAGTCTGAACTACCAACTTTTCCGCATTTTCTAAGCTTTTCGTTGGTTAATCTTAAGTATTCTTCCTCTTCTATCACTTTAAATTTATTGTCACACTTTACTACTACAATTTGTACTGGCAATTTGCTGCCTTGATTAATTTTTTTACTTTCATTTGAAAGATTAACAAGATTTACAAAGATTTCTCCAGTATAACCAGGGTCAATAACACCAGCTCTAACTTTAAGACTGGTTTTAGTAATTGATCCTCTTTCTTGTATTAAAGCAACATATCCTAAAGGAACATCAATAAATAATCCTGTAGGTATTAAAGTTCTAGGAATACTTTTACTTTCGATTATAGAAGGAATTGTAATTTCATCTCCCGCGTTGTATAAATCTAATCCTACACTTTCACCATTATAAGCTGGGCAATAATCTTTTACATCGTTATCTTTTAACACTTTAAGTAGTGTTTGATCACAAAAAATATTTATCATTTTTTATTTACTTCCTTCCAAGCTTCTTTTAATTTGTTTTTAATTGCGTTTTCATCTTGAGAAACTGCTTCTCTTAAAGTTAATTCGTTTTCGTCTAGTATATCAAATTTAGATTTAGCTGTATCTATTCTTATCGGAAATAATAATCCATCTCTACCTGCACGATTCTTTGCTACAAAAATACGTCCAGTACCTTCGGATTTTTCCATAGGCTTTCTACTTATTGACAATACTACATCTGCAACTTGTGCTTTACCATATGATTCACCTAAGTTTTCTAATCCAACAACGTCAGAATTAGAAGATACTTTATTTGCTTGAGATGCAGTCCAAATAGGAATTTGCAAATCAACTGCTAAGTTTCTTAATTCAGTGTAGATTAATTTAAGTTCATGTCTTAGTGAATCATATGCTCTACTTGATTTCATAACATCAGCGTAATCAACTGTTACAAGACTAGGCTTGAAACCTTTTAATGTTAACTTTTCAATATGATTTCTTAAAGTATGAACTGAAGCAGAGCCTGTTGGATATTCTTTAATAATTAATTTACCTAAATCCATCTTTTTATATTTTTCAATTACTTCGCCTTTTCTTTCAATTACTTCATTACTTGGGATATCACATAAATTTGAATCATATCTTTTCCCTGTTTCATGTTCTGAAAGTTCGAAGGTATAATGGATTACGTTTTTGCCAACTCTCATTGCAGCACATCCCATATCTACAAGAAAATGAGATTTACCAACGCCAGTATTAGCAGCAATAACTCCTAATTCACCTCGTCCTAATCCTCCTCTTAGAATATCTTGAGCATCTAGTCTTTCAAGACCTGTAGGGCATACTTGCCGATTTATCTGCACAAATCTTGCTTCAATGTCATCAAAGAAATTATGACCTTGAGTATTAGGCATACCAACAGAAATAGCATCTTTCATAATTGTAAGAACAGATTCATATTTTTCTGTTTGAATTAATTCTACAGATTTTTCTAAAGCTTCTCTAAATGCTTGTCTTTTACAAAATTCAAGTGATTTATCTTTTACATATTGTAAATCACAAACATCTGGATTTGTTTTCATGCGATGAAGATATTCAATGATTTGATCTCTTAATACTGAGTCTTTTGTTTTAGAAAGATCTTCTTTGATAATCGTAATTAGCATCGCAAGAGTTGAAAAGGTTTTATACTTCTCATAATACTTGAAGTGTTTACTACAAAGATAAGAAAGATATTTTAAATCAAAATATTCAGGTTGCATAACTTCTACCATTTGAGAAGCCCATTGAGGATCTGAAAGCATTGATTGAAATATTTTTTCTTGAAACTGTTTTCCGAACTTAGAAAAACTTTTTTCTGACATTTATTTAACTCCGAGTTGATTAGCTTTTAAAGTTATAAAAAAACTATGTATATCAAATTGATTAAGTCCGTTATTTATCATGAATTTAATCATTTGCATTTTATTTATTATTTTAAATTGACTATTTTCGATTTGATAATTTAAAGATTTAATTTTGTCATAATTTAGCATTGCAGTATCTAAGTACATTAACTTCCAGTTTTTCTTTGCTTCGCTTTCAATTTTAACGATTTCATTAAAAACTTTTAGTTTACTGCCAGATTTAATCTTATTGTTAGACTCATTAATTATATCATTAACAGAATAATCTTTCTTTAGACTTAATTCTGGGAACCTCTTTGATAATACTTTAAATCCTGCTCCTTTTGCGCCTTTAATACCGTCAGACTGGTCACCTGCAAAGCATCTTGCAGCACAAAAGTTTTGAGGAGAAATACCAAATTTATTAATTACTTCTTCTTCGTCAATTATTTTCTTCTGATTAGGTGACCATACTTTTGTATGATCATTTATTAGCTGATAGTAATCCTTATCAGAAGACACTATTATTTTTTCGTTGGCACTATACTTTTTGCAAGCATAACTAATAATATCATCTGCTTCACAATCATTTAAATATACTTGCGTAATAGGAGTAAAGTTAATTGCTTCTATTAAAAGCTTTAATTGATTGTTTCTGTTGTCAACAGTTTCTGGTATATCATTATACTTGCTTCTATTTAGTCCAACAGGCCGTCTGCCTTCTTTATAGTTACTGTCAATATTTCGTCTTCTTAAAGATCCTCCACCTTCCCAAGCAACAATTACTTTTTCAGGATGAAATCTTTCAATTAGGTACTGAATATTTTTTAGCATTCCGAGTATTCCACCACATAGCTCTCCATTTAATGATCTACCTGGATTTGCTGCGAAATGACGCATAAAAACATTCAGACCATCAACTAAGATATATGGTCTACTCATAAACTAACCTGTAATGTCTTTTAAACTGTCTTCATCCATTAACATTTCTTGTGCTAATGAATTCATTTCTTCATAACTTTCAGTGTCTAAATCTACTTCAACTTGATTTTTTCTTACAAGCATCTTTTCAATTAACTCGTCTAAATATTTTTTGTACTCAGGGTTTGTAAGAAGACTATTAAAGTCGCTCTTATGAAATTTCTTTTCAATAATAACTTCACCTTGAGGTGATATTACATTAAATAATTTCCAAGCACCAGTACCACTCGCTTCAACTGTATATCCAGAATTTGTAACAGCAGAACCATATCTTCTTAACTCATCAAAAAGTTGTTCATGCTCTCTAATCCCTTTACCAAAGTGTATCTCAAAGTTACAAGTTCTAAACGGTGCTGATACTTTGTTTTTAATTACTTTTGCAGATACATTAATACCAATTGGTTCTTTGTCTTTATTTAATATTTGTGATCCAGCGCCTAGTTTAATCCTTACAGAAGAGTGGAAAGGAATTGCCATCCCTCCAGGAGTTGTTGTAGGATCACCGTATAAAACTCCAACTTTAGTTCTAATTTGATTTAAACAAACCATGAGAACTTTTTCATTAGCAATAACGCCAGTAATCTTACGCATACCTTTTGAAATAGCTCTTGCTTGAAGACCAATAGATTCTTTTTCATAGTCTCCAGCAAGCTCTGCTTTAGGTGACGTTGCAGCAACTGAGTCCCAAATAATTGTTACTGGTACATCTTTATCCATAGCTTTAGCTTTAATGACAGTACTCTCAGCAATACTTAAAACTTCTTCTGTACAATGTGTATCTACATATACAAATCTTTTAGAGATATTTACACCTAAAAGTCTTAAATTCTCAACAGATGTTGCATTTTCTGTGTCAATATAAACAACAATGCCTCCCATCTTTTGTGTTGATTTAGCAATCTGAGTAGCGATGTGAGATTTACCAATAGAAGGAGGACCAAAAATTTCTACAATACGCCCTTCTGGTAATCCTCCGTTTTTTTGATTTGCAATTATATAATCTAACTGTTTTGATCCAGTACTGATCCATCTTTTTACATGAGTAGGAGAGTCATCAGTGCTTAAGTTATAAGCAACTCGTGAGCCTCTTTCTTTGTTTAAAGATCTAATAAGATCAGCTGTAAAATCATCAGTAGTATTCTTCTTTGATTTAGCCAATTTTATTTCCTTTTATTAAAGGTCCTCAAGATCTGCAAATGCATCGTCTAAAGAACTGTATTTTGAAGCAACATTATCTGGTGAATTTTTGTCCTCATTTGTACTAGAGCTTCCGCCTCTTGTTGTTTCTTTTTTACCATTATCTTCTTCACCGTTAAGCCAAGAATTAATGATATTTTCAAGCTCATTATAACTTTTAAGAGTAAATAAATCATTAACGTCTGGAATGTTATCAAGCCATTGTTTTGATTTTTGCTCATTTTCAGACAAAGGTGTATCTTTACCTCGAGGTCTTACGTCTGTAGTTGTCCACATTTGTCCTGGTGCTTTCGTACATGTTACACGAACGTCACGTCCTTCAATAGGATCAGTGATGTCACCGTAATCTTCATCAAGCATATAATTTAACAATGTTTGATAAACTTGTTTTCCAAATGCCCATAAACGAACACCTTTTTCTTCTTCACCACGAACAACAACTGGAGCGTAACATCGCATTTTAGGATACAATTTTTTTGCCAATTCATATGATTCTTTTGAACCTTCGTCACGAAGCTTTGTAATAAGCTCTTGGATAGGGTCTGCTTTACCAAATTGGTATGGGGCAAGAAGACCTGGATTATTACCGATGTTGTAATAAAACATCAATTCTTTAAATGGTTGACCATCATTGTCAGGATAAGCAATGAGTCGAATTGTTGATTCAGACCCTTCTTCTGGTCGCCATGTAGCATTTCTTTTATTGTTATTACCAGATAATTGGTTTAATTTTTTACGGATTGCTGCTAAATCGATAGCCATGTTTTGTAACCTTTCTTGGTTTCCAAATGTTTAAAATATTAAAATATAAATTAATTAATTAATTATAGGTTGATTATATATTGAATTTTTTATTTTTACACGACTAAGTTAATCTTTATTTTATTTAATTTTTTTATTAACTTTAGTCTCTTCTGTTTCTTCTTCTTTTATGTCTTCTTCTTTGAATTTTAAAGGCGCTACATGTCCAGCTACTCCTCCTCCTGAAATAGCATTAACTTCATCTAATATTTTAGTTAATACTTTGTTGTAAATTTTGTCAAATTTCATAATATCTCTCTTTATTAAAACGGAATACAATCTGTACCATTAATTATTCTCTTCTGTTTTAATAATGTTGCTTCTTTTGACATTTGTAATAATAATGCTAATTGAGGAACATGTCCATAATAAAACTTGTTTTCATCAGCTTGCATACCCATACTTAATTGTATTGCAAGTAATTCTTCCCAAGTTAATTTAATTCCGTAATGATTTATATAAAACAGACTCATATGAGGAATTGTATATTTATTGCAGCCTGTGTTCCATTCATATAGTTGACCTAGCTTTTCTCTATGCCATTCTGAAGTTGATAGAATTAGTCTGTCTGCAAATAAATTGCCAATTGCTCCGACCTCAGAGAGAAGACAAACTTTTATAAGACTTTGCGTAGTAGTTACGTACTCTAATGCTTTTGAAATTTTATTAGCAGTTTTTACAAGTTCTAAACTATATGATACTAATCCTCCAACACCGCAAAAAGGCTCAGACTTCTTTAGCGAATAAGTGCATTCAATAATTCTCTGTCCTTGCTCCTCTAACAGTGCACTAGTTCCTTCACAATTTAATTTACCTAGCAAGTTGCTATATTTATTCCATAAATTTTCAATATCTAATTCTTTATTCATTTAAATGTCTTTCATTATTGGTGTTAGTTCTAAAGGGAAATTCCCTAGTTCTTTATGATTGTATCCTTTTTTTATATACTCCTTTATGTCATCTAATCTTTCTGTATTAACGTCAATTATCAGAGCATCATGTATTAAAAATATAGGTAATATATCATCGCAGCACATGTCTACAACAAAGTCTGTAAAATAGTTTAAAGTTAAATCTACCGCTGTAGACTGAATGTAGTTGTTAGCTATGACATGACTTCTATTCTCTTTTATATTCCAAATAGGTCTTCCGAAATAATTTCTTCGTATTCCAAAAGAATCAATATTTGAAGCCAGATTCAAAATATAAGACATATTGTAGTAATTATTAACTACTCTAAAAACCTCTTCAGAGCGCTCTCTAGATAGGTTATCTAAGTATTTCTGCCTAGACCCATAAAGAGTACATATAACTGCTTTTTTAATTACAGATCTATCTGCTACAAAACTAAGATTTTTAGATATTTCTTCATATATGTCATTACATTTAGTAATTTCATATAGATTTCTAGCTATCCTAGGCTCTAAAGATTTAAAATCTATTGACATTATTAAACCACTTTTAAATCTACTTTTCAATATACTTCTGCATCTTGCAGGCAATGTTAAAATTCTAGGTCCCTTTTCAACTGTAAGCCTTCCTGTCATAGTTGAAGATCTGTTATATGTTACTTTTTTAGCATAACTGCTAGTAGGATTAAAAGAACTTAATGTACTTTTTATAGTTTCATTAGATTCTATTTCTTTAAAAGCTAATAAAGCCAAACCATCTATCTTTGTATTGACAATAGACTCAAATAATAAATTATGTCTATTGTACAAATCACAATATTTTGATTCTTTATCTAATATCGATATTTCTTTTTCTATTTCACTTATATTTTCTAAATATTTATCTTTAAAGTGTAAAGGTAATATATCTAACATATTAAAATCAAAATCATTTTTATTGTAAAAGCTGTAATAGTTTAAAAACTTTTTATTAAAATTTTTATTATATATTTTATGTAAATAAATCATGTTTTAATAATATGATTTATTAAAAATTTTTACACGATTTTTTTTTATTTTTTCCATACCTAGGGTTTTACTCTTCTTCCCCACTTTTTTATATAAAGGCAATTTTCTGTATCAAAGTCTTCTAATGAATCTGTTGCAGGAAGAGAAAGATGTAAAAAAAATAATCTATCTTCTCTAAAAACTTCAAGAATGCTATCTATACACAAAATTAAAAGTTTGTAGAACTCATTGCTTCCTGAGTTATATGCAGTAGCCGAGAATTCTGAAGTTTGTGTTTTTCTCATATATTTAAAATAACCATTTAATTCGTAATTAAATTTATTTATATCACTAATATTTTTTTTAATAAATTTAATTAAATTTATTTTTATATGCTTATTTGACTTTGACAATAAATTAAATTTTATTTTATATATATAATATGCTTTAAAATCGCCACTGTTCATGTGTTCTAGACTGTTTATAACATTTATTTCTTCAACACTCGGTACAAAAATATCTATAAAAATGTTTGGATAGTATAAGTTAAAATTTAAATAATTTACTTCACTTTCTGTTTCTTTATAAAATTTTTCTTTAAATAATGACAAAGAATCACTAATCAAATTTAAAAATTCATCGCTAAAATAATTTAATTCATTATTAATGTTATCATCAAAAACTAGTCGGGTTATATTAGGATGTATTTTTAAAAGTTTACTATTTGGAATAATAGTTAAATCAGAGTAAGCATCAGTACCTTGTATTTTTTTACTTGCTTTGCTGATTGTCTTATAATTTAATTTATTAATAGACAGATTGTTTAAAGAAATAATAGACAAGTAATAAGCAAGTCTTTTATTAAATGAAATATTACTATTATCTTTAAAGTTTTCAATCCATGCATTTATGAAATAATAAAAATTAGTCCATTCATTTTCACCTTCATATTCACCACTTAATGGCAATATACTTGCAAAATCTGACCAAAAATCTTTGCTTTCTATTAAATTAAACAGTCTATTTACTTGAATTTTATTATTGTTTATGTTTTTTATATTACTTCTTATTACTACAGACTTTGCTTTATCTACACCTTTTAAAGAATTAAATAAGATTGACTTTTTTGATTCTTCGTTTATGTAATAATTGAGCAAATTCAAATTATTGTATATTGATTTTTTATCTACTTCTTTAAATTCATATTCAATAGCAAAAGAATCTTCATCGTCTGGGAATGATTGTGAAACAGCTACGTTTATTTTTTCGTTCTTTAGATCGTCTAAGTCATTAATTACAAGTATTTCTTTTAATCTATCAATAAAGTAATCTTTTTCTACTAATATGTTATTTTTATTAGATAAAGATTTATCAAAATATATCTGCTTTGCAAAGTCAAAGTTTTTTAAAGTATAACAGTTATTAGAGTCAAGTAAAAGCCCAGCAAATATTCTATTGTCTTCTTTTACTACTCTTGTTACTGTAACTTCTTTTACAGTTTCCTGTTTTATTTCTTGCTGTCTAGAATATGTACTTTTACTTGACTTCTGTTTGTTCACTTGTTGTTTGCTTGCTTGCTGCCTGCTTTTAAAATCACTAGATTGATTAGCTTGACTTTTATATTTAATACTAAAATCTGTTAACTGTCTTTGATCTGGAGGTATTGTAAAATTGTTCCCTTCTTTTTCTCGTATTGCCTTAATATATTTTTCTTTATCTTTCTTTTCAGGCATTACTTCGTTATACTTTTTTTCTAATTTTTCTGGGTCGTAATTTAGACCTAAGTCAGAAACAAACAATATATTACTAAGTGCCTCTCCTCTAGCTTCTGCTTCTTTGAAGGCAGCATCATCATCTATATTGCTATATTTTAATGATGACTTTAATTGAGCTGCTTTTAATTGAGCTTCATTAGATCTTGATAATATTTTATTTATTTCTTCTTTAGCAGAGTATGTTGAGATATTGTTTGTTACTTCTTTTTGTTTTTGCAAATATCTTAAATACTCTTCTTGTTTTCCATTGTATATTAATCTTTCATTAAACAATCTTTTTAAAATAAAATACGATTTATATACTTTTTCTTCTTGTTCATTTAAACTTTTTTTCTTTTTAGGAAGATTTAATTTTATTCTTTTAACTTCTTCATCTTTAAAAAAGTGAGAATAGTAATCAAATATTATTTCTATTTCATAGTTTTTTGGAACATCATTTGAAACTTTGAGATATCTTTTTTCTTTTTCTAACTTAGAATTACTTTCTTTTATTTTATAGTAATAAAACTCTATAGAAACTGTAAAGTTTTTATTAAATAATAGTTCTTGAAGTGCAAGTGGCAAATTTTTATAAACGTAATGCATCATTACGTTTACTTTACCCTCATCTATTAGATTACTATTTATACGAAAAAAGTCTGTTTTTATACTTTCTTTTGCTATTTTTACTGACGTCGTATGTTTTATAAATTCTCCATTAAAAGTCAAAGTATTTTTTGAAGAATTGTCTTCTTTTTTTATTTTAAGAAGATCACTCATGCTTCTGTTTTTTTCTAAATCCTTGATTGATATACTACTTTTATCAATCTCTTCTTTGCTGTCCTCAGTAAAGTTATCTTTGACTGAGTTTAGTATTTTATTAATACCTTTAACTGTTACTTCATACTTAGCATATTGATCTGAAGGTACTGTTGTTAAACTTGTCTTAAAGCTGCCTGGTTCAAAAGAGTGTTTTATTCCTACTACCTTGTAGACATTATCAGCAATAGTATCAGTTGAAAAATCAACAAAGATATCTTGATTAAAATTTACCCAAGGACATCCTAACAAGTCAATATTTACTTGTGTAGGAACTATTTTATAAGGAAGAGTATTTTTAACTGCTTGATTTTTTAAAGCAACTTTATTGTCTCTTGTCATATTGATAGTAACTAATGCAGGATCGGTCATAGAAGTCAATCCTGCATTTAAAACAGTAGTATATTCTGTGCTATATGTTATCGAAGGTAGTTGTTGCTTTAAAGTATTCTTTATATCATACAAAGAAGTGTCGGGTTTAAAAGAATATTTATTTGTTTTATTATCAAAGATTACATATTTTCTTATATGCTCTTCATATAATTGTTTGCTAAGTTTGATAGAATCTTTTTTATCTTTATCATTTCTATTTAGATTATAGTTAGTAATTTGTCTACTCAAAGGATTTAGAGTAATGTTTTTAAAAACTTCATAAATAGACTCATTTATATTGTCATTCATATCATATAAATTTACTCTAGCTATAGTTTCATTATTTTCGCTCTTTAAAGTTTCTATTTTAAATTGAATTACAGGAGGTTTAAAAATTAAAGTTGAATCTTTTTTTACGTCTCTATATAATATTTCTTTATATATTTTAGTTAATTTTTCATCAAAATTTATTTTTTGATTATTTTTGCCTAAATTTTTATCTAACAAACCATAAGAAATATTTTTTTCAAAGTTTTTTGCGCTATCTAAAATTGCTCCTATAAAAACTCCAAGACTAACTTTTGTATTTTTTTTAAAGAAGTCATCTATTATTTGATTATATTGAGTTTCTGACATTAAAATACTAAATATATTTTTTCCACTCATTAACCCAGCATTTTCGTTGCATACATGCACAAAAAACTGTATATCTGTATACTCTTGTTTTAAAGGCATATAATTTGCACAAACTGCTGTTATTAAACTCCCAACAGTAAAATATTCTTTACTTGAATTATTTAACTCTTTTTCTGTAGTATTTTCCGGTAATTTGTGAATTCCAGACAAATTATATGCTTTATTTATTTTTGCTGCTAGATCAAAATCATAATAAGGATCAAATTCATCATAATTTGGCAATTTATTTCTTAGTGAATATTCTGGCTTTTTTTGTTGCTTGTTTTTTTCAATAGATTTTCTTAATGAAAAAAGGTTGTAATATACTGCTGATACTAAATCTACAACTTTTTCACTTAATAGTCTCTCAAGAACAGGGCTTAATCTTTCAGCGCTTTTTACTGCATCAATATCAAATACATAACTTAAGAATTTTATTATGTTTTTTTGTTTTTTCATAGTCTCACCTGATCTTAAATCAAGTCTTTCTTTTTCAAGAGTTGCTGTAAGACTTTTAATTTCTGTAGTAGTAAGATCAGGTTTTTCAATTGCTGTTTTGCGGGATTTAAGCCCTAAAGCCTTACATAATTTTTTTATAGCATCACCTATGTCTGCTATTGCGTAAAAATCAGTTTCTACTATTGACAGATTACTGTCTACTCTATCAAAATTTGATTGATTATCTACAAGTATTTTTAATAAATCCTGTTTATTTTCAAGTAACTCTGATTCTTTTATCGTTTGTTCAGATGTTTTTACTATAGAAATAAATTGCTGATTAAAATCTCTAGAAGTGTACATTGCTATATCTAGTGTTATTTCTACTGATCCTGAAGGGTCCATGTTAAATGATGAATTTAATATCTTATATACTTCTTTGCATCTTGTATCATTTAAAAATTCGCCTATAGGGTTATCTATATTGTTATAACCGTCAGGATGAGACCAGCCATATTCTAAAACTACTTCAGAAGATCTTTGCCCTAGTAATTCTGGTTTTACAAAAGGAGCTATTTCTTTAAATCTAGTTCTATCATGTAGTATAATTTGTAATTGACCTGATTTGTAGCTTAAAAGACCACCATTTGAAATAGAATCCAAGTTAAAAGACTTTATTGTCATAAAAGGTCTAGTTAAATCTCTAGGCTGGTCTACGCTTGATATATTAATACTTTTTTGATTTAGATTTACAAGTGTCTGAGGTGCTGTAAATGCTTCCATTCCTACTGTATTTATATCTCCTTCTACCTTTACGCCTGTTAAGAAAGTACGTAAACTTGTACTTTTTCTTATTTGCTCTTCTTCTTCTTCTATTAAGTTTGGTATATTTATAGTACAATTCATATAAGCAGAACATCTACTGAATTCTATTGTGCTAATTAGATTTAAAAATACTTGCAATTGCAATTCATTTTGAATTGAACTTCTTACTTTTGGATTATTAACTAAAGTAACAAGCATTTCAGGGTTACTTTTTGATTTTTTATCGTATGAATTAAATTTAAGTTCTTTGTTTTTTATTACTTTACCTTCTTTTACATTATCAAAAAAAGTAGTTATACCAAAAGTTTTTCCTTTATACTCTTTTACAAATTTACTTGTTGCTTTACCAATACCAGTTACTTTAAACTTATCATAAGAAAACAAATGTGCTTGAGTAAAACTTTGTTTGTTTGTTTTGCTTTTATCATCTAATACTCTATATAAAGTAGGATAAAGAAAACTATATTTCAACAAATCATTTTTTGTTTTTTTTATTTTGTCACGTTTATTCGTATAAGTTACATCTGTTTGTTCACCTTGTATTGTTGTATTTAAATATTGTTTTTTTTCATCTAATATATTTAGATACTGTTTTTGAATCTTTAATACTTCCTGTTCAAATTCTTTATTAATTACATTTCTTTTATTTTCGTTATCTTCAATTTCTAGTAAAGCGTTTCTTGTTTTAAGAATATTTCTTATTATAGCTTTTAATGAATTTGTTTTTTTTGCTTTTATTTTTAAGAAAACTTTATTCAATTCTTCTTGTTTTTTAATGTTATTTTCTTTAATTTTATTTTCAATTGAAGCATAATTTGGAAGTATTGTTTTTTCAATTTCTATAGTTAGTTTATCGATTAGATTGTTTATTTCTTCACAGTTATAAGAATCTACAGTTATGCCTTGAAATATAGTAGATATTGCTTCTTCATGCTTTATTATTACACTATTTTGTTTTTTTTCTAAGTCACTTAAATTTTCTTTGTTTAATTTTTTTTCTATTACTTCTTTTCTAGTTAAAAGTTCTACTTTTTTATCTAAACCAGCTTTTCTTAGTTTTGCAATAACACTTAATGACATATTATATACTTTCTATAAAATTTAATACTTCAGCTTCGCTTTTAGGAATTCTTAAAACAATACCATTTGGAACTTGCAACCACCAACCTATTCCACTAGCAGCTGCAATTAACCACCAATTAGATCCATCACCATAATATTCATTAGCATAATGATCTAATCTTTTATTGTCTGCTGTCTGAATAATATCACAATCTATTATATTGTTAATAGCAGCTTTCCTTATAAAAGAAGCAACATTTATTTGATCTCCACCAATGTTCTTATATCTACTAATTGCCATTTATTATTTCTCTTTTCTTAATTTTACTTTATTTCTTTTGTAAAGTAATCTTCTGTAGGCTCTCCAAACAAATGTTGATTTAGCCTTCCTACATTGTAAGCAGGAGCTCTTAACATTCCTGAGTGATCTAATCCTAAAGATATGTCATGTATTGGAGAGAAGTCTATTGTTAGCTTAACCATCATAGGAGCTTTACTTCCTTTATGTGCTGTTTCCCAAGGCATTTCATTATAGTCTACTGATAAACTTGTTATAAAGCCTGCTAAACCTTTACCACCTGCAGACTCAAAACTTTTTGTAATAGAATTGTGTTCAGAAGATATTCTAGGATCTGCATAACCACTAACAGTATTTACTTTTTTATTTTTGTTATTATCTGAAGAGCTTGATTTTTGTTCAGTATTTTTTATAAAACTATTACTGCTTTCAATTATTGAATATTTATCAGCTAATATTTCATAACCATCATACATGTTTCCTTCAAGTATAAGCTCAAAATATGTATCTTCAGTTTCTTCTATTTTTTCAATTTTAGTATACTCTTTTATATGAAAATATTTAACTGTATCAGGATCAAATAATCCAATAATGTTAAAAAAAGCTGTACCTGGCCCAGTAGGGATACCTTTATAAATACCCGGCATTAAAAACTTGTTTCCTTCTTGATTTGAATGAGAAATGACTGTATCTTTTTCAGGTTTCTTTCCGTTAATATGAAACTCATTATTTTTGTATTGAATATTTTCTATTCTAGAATATACTTTTTGAGAATAATTTGATTTAATAATATCACCTATTCTTAATCTAATCATAGGTGAAGAAGCAGGCATTTGAGAAAAAGCAATAGTTTCATCAGCAAGATCAGGCTTAGCAGTTCCTTTAGTCCACTGTGGATAACACATTGCTACTATTTTATTTATTTGAAACCACATTAAATCGTGATCGTCTTTTGAAGTAGCAGCAACTGTAAAACTAAAGTTAATTGATCTAGTTGTTTTTTGATAATGTTTTATTTCTTCAGCTCTACCAAAACCGAAGTGAGGAGTATATTCTGTACTAAAGCTATCAGATATGTTATCTAAAAATGCATGAAAACTTATTATTTCATTTGTTCTTAAATCATGCAAGTAAAATGGCATATACTCATTATCTAAATGTTTTTCTATTCTTTTAACTAAATCTCCGCTTAATCTTTTTGGCTCTCCGCTTAAACCAGTAGATACTGCAAAATTTTGCATAACAGACTTGTCAGGAGTTAAAAATTCTCCATCGTCAATTTGACTCTTAATAAAGTCATTTGACATTAAAAATAATTGTGGTAAGGCTCTCAATCTTGTAGACTGTGATCTATCACTTCCTGAATTTGTTCCTTCCCACATATATTTAAAGTGTTCCTTATATGATTCATCAAAAGTAATGTCTCTTGAAGAACCAATTTGGATGTTTTCATCTTTTACTCCACTTTTACTAAGTGCTAATCTATTTAAGCCATTTTCTTTTATTTCATGAGAATCATAAGTAGCACTTTGTTGATAATATTTGATTAGTTTTAAACCTACATGCATTCTTTCTGCAATAAACTTAAATCTGTACAAAGACAATCTAGTCATTTGGTAATCAAAATTATTTTCTAATCTGTTGTCATTTTCATCGCTTTTAGCTTTATGGAGCTCTTGTGATCTCCAATGACTTTGATGAGCAAATTTTCTTTTTAACAAGTAAAATTGCTTCATTCCAGAAGTAGTAAGAGAACCTATTGTATCTGCTAAATAACTTATTGATGCACCCAGCAATCCAGAAATGTTTAAAGTAGGAACAGAAGAAACTAAGCCATATGTATCTTTTACTTCTCTATTTATTAAGTTTTTATTTCTGTTCTTAAATATTTTTTCAAAATCAACAAGTCTTTCTGTATTAATAAATCCTTCAAACCCTACAATGAAAGCTGATATTCTTTCATCTATATCAAATACTGCTCTTGTTTTGTTATTAGGATAATTGCAATGTCTAAATAAAAACTTAGATAAGTAAGTTACGTCAATTGTTCCCCATTCACCAAAAGAATGATGAAAACTTTCTTCTACTCCTGTTTCAAAATTATTTCCTGCTGCAAAAGCTATTAGTTCGTTTGCAGTAAATATTGCTTCAGCAGCAATTATTTCAATAATAGATTCTGCAATAAATTCAAATACAGAAAATATTTTTTGATTAAATTCAATAATGTTTGAATTTACTGAGCCCCCTAAACCTTCTGATAGATTTATACCACTAAGCATTTCCATTTCAGAAGCATATATGTCTTCTGCAAATATATTGTTAAAGTCTAATCTATATTTAGGTGTTATATTATATCTACTTTCTTTATCAGCACTTAAAGGAGAAACTTCTTCATTGCCATTTTTTATTGCTGACATGAAAGAAAATATAGTTTCACTTTCTTCATTATATTCTAACTCTTTTTTTTGAAAATCTAAAAATCTTTTTTTAGTAGCTTTAGTAGATAATTTAATTTCATCAGACTCTACTGTAGGCGAATTATTTTCATCATATTTTACTGTTATTACTTCACCTTTTTCAGATAATTTATATTTTGCAGATAATTCGCCCATAATTTTTATCCTTTAATAATCTTATCGTTATCTTTAAGTAGGTCCTCGTTTGATAATTCACTTAACTTATGTTTACTATTAGATATATCAACAAAGTCTTTTCCTGCTTCATTTAATTTGCTTTCGATTATTTTATTAGTAAGGTTTAAACACTTATCTTTATCTAAACCAGTAGCTTTATGCATTAAATAACCTAAATAATAATTTATACCACTTGAATCTATCTTTTTATTTATTTCTTTTTTTAAATCAATTTTATTCATTTGTTTTTTTTTAACCAACATTATTTTCATATGGATTTTGTAAATATTGTGAAGCTGATCTGTTTATAACATTTCTAACAGATGGACTTCTGTTTACTATAGAAATTACTCCATCAAGCGCTGTATTTCCTATTTGTACTAATACATTAACATCTCCTAAACTTGCAGTTGCTGTATCTAAAGTAGGATTAAGAGAACCACTCATTTTTTTAGGCGGCTTTCTTGCAGGTTTAGTACTAGGTTTAGTCTTTTTTGCAGCCTTAACTTTTGCAGGCTTTTTAGGTTTAGCTACAGGTTTTCGCACAATAGGATCGTTAAACAAAATAGTTTGATTTTTTTCTAAGACTTGTTTCATAAAAGCACCACCTGGTGAATCGATTCCCTTTACAGCTCCTTCTTTATAAATAGTACTTCTTAATATTTTTAATAATTCAATTACTCTATTTTCTATTGGTATTTTTCCTAACTTTTGAGTTCCTTCATTATAATCTGTGTTAGAACCTCCATATAAATCATATTTTCTACCACCTTCCATATAAGGAACTAATCCAGATAACTGCATTAAATTTCTATAATTTTTATCATAACTTTTAAATTTTTTGCTTACTCCTGCTATATTGTCAATAAGATTTTTAAAAATACTTTTATTCGTGCCTTCGAGAGTTATTTTGTCTGTCTTATTCGGGTCTTCATTATATGCTCTTACAATTTCTTCTTTCATAAATTTTTGAATTTTAGCTTCAGCACCGTTTTCAAGCTCTAAAGAATCTTTTCTAACTAATGAACTCATTAATGTATTTAATCTTGTACCCATACCTTTTAATTGTTGTTCAGTATATTCAGCATTAAAAGGCTGATTTGATAAAATACTTTTAATTGATTCCAAAATGTAAGATTGAAATGATCCAAAAATTTGATTACGAGAATAATTAAGAAGCTTTTTTAATCTTTCTTTAGGCATAGTTCCTTTCCCCCCTTTTTTTCTATAGGTTTCCATTACAGGGCCAAATTCTGGATCTGCTAGTTTATTTGACATTGGCTTTACGCCAAAAAACTGTAACCCTTTATTAATCTTTTTCATTGCTACGGCAGCTACACCAGACCCTGGTCCTTGTACTAAACGTGCATCTTTTAACTCTTCATATCCTACATTTCTATTTGATAATTTATATTTTTTTTGTATTTGTTTAAATTCTTTTACAACATATTTCTCATAATCTTTATTGCTTGAAAAAGAAGATACACTTTTATTTAATGTTTTAAAGTCAGCTAATATTTCAGAATATCTAGGATGAAATAATACTTCTTCCATTACTTTTTGTGTAACAGTAGGTCTATAACCAGATCTTGGAGTAATTAATGTTTGTTTTTGTTGTGCTGCTTTTTGTTGAGTAACAGTTTTTTGTTGTGCTTGTTTAATTTGAGCCTTTATTTTTTTCATGCCTTTCGGCACAAGTGTATCTGAAAATCTGTCTCTATCGTCTAATAAAAGAAATCTTATCTGTTGTAAAAGCTTGTTATTATTATCGTGTGACGCTTTTTTATTTCTTATCTGGCTTGCTAAATTCGAAGCTTGTTGATATTTTACATTAATGTTTCTTAAATCTTGCATTTGATCTTCAATTGATTTTTTTTGTGCTTCTAGGCTTTCTTTCCCGCTAGTAGTCAAAGCTTTACTTTTTAACTTTGTTTCAAGTTGTTTAATTTTTCTTTCTTTTGTTTCAATTCTATCAGTATTTTTTTCCATTTCTTTTTTAAATTTTAATTTTATTGCGTTTGAAGATCTAGCTAAAGTAGCAGATCTTTTAGATCTTTCTACATCTTGTAATACAGGGCTTGAAAGATAATCTTCAAATCCCTGTATTTTTCCTTCTGGACCTTTAGGCCCTTCTAACAAAAAGCTTCTAGCAAAAATACTTTGAGCAATTTGTTTATCTTTTATTTCTGTTCTTTCAAAATTAGGAACCCAATTTTGTAAAAATCCTCCTAATGTATCATCTAACATTAAAAGTGCTTTTAACATTGCTCTATAAAGTAAGTCTCCAAAAGCATTTGCAACAGGTTCCATCATTGGAATAACTTCTAAAGAAAGAAAAGAATTTGGGTCTTGAAACTGTCTAATAAGTTCTTTTATACCTTCTGACGCTACTGTCCAAGCAGTAGAAAAAATACTTACTCCAGTTTTACCTACGTTCCCTACAAAACTTGTGCCTATATCAAATAATTCGCCTTTTTCTATGTCTAATTTTTTTTCAATGAAATTTGTTATTTTCCTTAAAGTCTTTAAACTATTTAAATCTTTGTCTCCTCTTATATAACTCCTTAACTCTTCTAACGCATTATTAATATAACCAAAAACAATATCTTGTCCACCTCCAATTGTTCTAACAGCTATACCAACTGCTTTTAGACCTAATTCACCTATAGACTTTCCTAACTGCAGCCCATCTTTATCATTGCCAAATGCTATGTTAAAAATTTCTTTTACTTTACTTGAATAATATTGTCTTCTAGCTTTAATGTACTTTTTAAATTTTGGATCATTCTTTTTTGAAGCATTTTTCATTCCTTTATTATATGCTTCGATCATTTCTTTTCCATCTTTTTTAAAGTTTTTTCGTATATAAGCATTAATGTTTTGTTTTCTTTTGTCTTTAGGCGCCAAAAGTTCTTCTAAGATAGTAGTAGTTTTTTTAAATATTTTTCCTAATACTAGTACATCATGTTGTGCATCCTTAATAAAAGGTTTCATGAAAACATCAAATATTGTTTTTAAATTAGTTAAATCTAATTTCCCTACAGACAAACCAATATCAGTAAATACCTTAGATATTTGTCCAAAAGTACCTGTTCCATCTTCTGAAACTCTTATGTTTTCTGATAGCATTGTTGACATAGCGTCAAGAGGAGAGTCAAAAACAAGAGTATTTATAGTTTCTTTAAAAGAAGACATTGCTTCTGTTAATTTAGTTAAAGCTTTTATTTGTTTGTCTTCAGGTCCTTTGTTTGCTCTTCTTTTAGCTTCTTCCATAGAGTAACCCATTTTTCTATATTGCATAATACTCTTTAAAGTCTTAGAAGAAATACCTGTTTCTCTTTCAAGAAGTCCTCTTTCAAATCTTGTCATTTTATCAAAAGATCTACCTGTTTCTAAGAAAGCATCTCTCATGTGCTCTATTATTTCCATAGGATCTTCTGCTTTTATTAGTTTAAGAGCATCAACATTCATACCAAAAGCTTGTGAAAGCATCGATGCAGATTTTGCTGCAGATTCAAAATCTGTAAATTTGTTAAATACACCTAAAGCATCTTCTGTTGAAACTTTAAGTTTGTTCATTCTTGCAGCAACGTTCATCAATGCCTGATCAGACATTCCGCCAAAATTAGTAATATCTTTTTTCAATGCATTAAATCTTAAAGCAAGTCTTTTTTCATCTACACCCATTTCTTTTGCTACTTTTTTGTTTAGTTTCAATACCTTATGAAGTCTAGCAAATATTGACTCTTGATCTTTTGAAGCTTGCTGCGCATTTATAAATATATCTTCTGATTCTAGTCCTAAAGAACCTACAGCTCTATGTAAAGCAACCATCTTTTTAGGGTCTCCAAATATACCTTTCCCTACTGTTTCCATATAATCTCCCATACCTGCTATGTTTTCTTTAGTTGAAGTTAAACCAGTAGTTAAACCTTCATCACCTCTACCAAAAGTATTAACAAGAGTTGAATCAACAGCTAAAAAAAGTCTTCTTAAGTCACCTTTCATAAATCTATTTACACCTTGCGGATTTGTTTTCTTTTCTCCTGTATCAAAAGAAAACATAGAAGCTGTATCTCTCATGTCAGAAAGAGTTTGCCTAATATTGTTTCTTTCTTCTATTATTTTATTACCTACAGTTGCAAACATTTTTACAAACTTTAAGCCTAACATGTAAGGTGCTGCTATTAACTTTGGTATAGATTTAATAAACAACATGACGCCTGAATTGAATTTTCCTACAGACCAACCAAATAAGTCTAATGATTTTTGTAAAAGAGCGTTTAAAGCACCCCCGCCTAAAGCGCCAGCAAGTTTTGTTGGTATTCCTACTAACATATTAACAATACCAGCAATACCTCCTCCTTTCCTTCTAATAGGCCCGCCTCTATAGAAACCTTTTTTTCCGTAGCTATTCATAGCTGTTAAAAACTCTGGTCCAAGCCTTCTTGCAGATTCTGCATTTATAACATACTCTCCATTTGTAAGCATTGCAGGTATTTTATCAACGCCAGGAGTACCTGCTATATAACCACCGCTTCCTTTTACTCCTTTTTTTGATTCTGTCTTTGCGACATTAGTATTTCTTACTTTGCTGTTGTAATAATTGTTAACTACGTTTGTTATATTATTAACTATAGAAGGTTCTTGTTTTTTTTTGCCAAAAAGATCTGCTGTAGCATTCATTTGTTTAATATAAGTGCTAGAATTAAAAGATTCATTTAAACCTGTCATTGTTTTTGACATTTTTTGTTCTAGGACACTTTTTAGCTCTGTCATTGTATCTACTAAACTTTGAGTAGTACTTGTACTGTTTACAAGATTAGTAGATAAGTCATACATTTGCTCAAAAAGAGTATTAGAGAATAATCCTGCTTGACCTAGACTGTTTCCTAAAGGTTCATCAGAAACTTGATCAGACATTTAAAGACTCCAGTCTATACCTGTTAAGTTTTTAAATTTTACAGTTAAGTCTCTTTTTTTGTCTAGACTTTCTGTTATTTTATGGATACATGACTTTTTTTCTATAAGCCCATATGAATTAATTGACTCTTTTAATAATTCTATAAAAGCTTTATTTATAAAGTTGTTTTCAAAAAAAATATGTTTATCAATATTATTATTTTTTTCAAGTATTAGTTTTGCTGAAATTTTATGTAATTTTGTTTCATTGAGCATATTTACACCTTTTTTTGATATTATAATTTAAATATGCTATAAATATATATGTTTAACTAAAAACTTTTCTTTTGTTTTTTGACATGCTCGTCTTGAGCTTCTCTTTCATCATTAAAATATTTTGTTATTCTTCCTATAAACCACTCTCTTTTATAAACAGGAAGATTATAAGCATCGTAATACCCGAAGCCTAAATGTTTTATTAATATAAATATTTGTTCAAAAACATAATCTATATTATTCGGTGTCAGGCCAAAAAAATGAGGCTCCCATAGGCAGTCTTACCTCACTTTCTTCGTGACAAGAGCTACAAGTTAACCAGCCTTTCATGTCAACTCCAGGCTCGTTTTTGTCTAAAAATCTTCTAAGAGCAAGTGAATCTCTAGCTGGAATATTTTTAACAAAGAAATTAATCTTATTTTTGTCTGTAATTCCATTAACTGATACTATTGATCTAACTAATCTATCTGTAATTGAAGTTTCGCCTTTAAACCCGCTTTTCTTTTTCCTTTCAGAAGTTATCATCATGTCACGCTCATCTTTGCCTGTTAAGAATTTAACTCTTACTACTTTTTTAGTTACAGGTAATTCTACTTCAAATAGATTTTGACCGTATTCAACAGGATCAATTTCTAGTCTTTTGATTTTTAGTTGAGACAAATCAAAAGTTTCTTTATTTTTTGCTCCGCATTCTGGACAATCAATTTCTACATCATAGTCAGCTCCATATCCAGTTACTCTAACTGCAACCATCAAAGCATTTCTATCTCCACTAATTAAATCATCAGGATTTATACTTTTGTCTATTAAACAACTCTTCATTAGTTTACTTAATACTGTTCCACTTTTAATATAAGCTCTAGAAGTTAGAATATCTTCTTCTTTAGCTGTCATTGGCTTAATTTCTAAAACTTCTTTTCCCATTAAATTGCTATCTTGAGAATAAATAGCGCCTCTAGAAGGTAAAGGAACAGCTTCAGCTGCTAATTCTAGTCCAAAATCATCTTTAGCTACGTTAGATGACTGAATTGGGCTATTGCCTAATGATTCTGGATTGATAGGATTGTTTAAATTATTGCTCATGCAATTAGCTCCTTAATTTATATCTTATTTATAACTATTTCTGTATTAAATGTATCTGTTAATGTACTGGCAGTTTGAAGCAATTTAGTAAGATCTAATTCTAATAAATTATCTTCTTCAAAAGAACCGTATAGAGATATTAATACATTACCTTTAATTGTATAATTATTAGATTCTGTTATTTGTAAAATATTATTTTTTGAATCTAAATTTACTCTAAAATCACTAATTGTTTTATTTTTTTTATAAAGATTTAAAATTCTTTCTATAATAAATTTAACTCTACTTCTAATAACATTATCAGATACCATTGAATTAAATAATTCACCTTTACTATTAGCTAAATTATCTCTAGTTCCATATAGAGCATTTCTAATACTCTTTTTAATTTCATTCATTATTCTAACGTTATGACTTAATCTAAACATAGATTTTCTATTATTAAGATTAGTATTAGCTGAATTTAACTTTAATTTGCTGTCTCCAGTATTTTCTTTTGTAACTACATTTAAATTATAGTCTTGACTTAATCTTAAAAAACTTGCTTTATTGTTTCCTTCATTAATAAGATTGTCATTCAAAGTTTCAGTAAAATTATAATCTAAACCATCAAAATTATTTACTTCATTGCTATTTAAGTCAATATTCAAAACAGGATTTAAAGTTGTTCTGCTTAGAGCATTTATAGCTAGTATAGAAGGTGATAATTCTAATTTAGAAGTTAAATCTGGCCTTACATTTTCAGAAATCAAACCATTGTGAAGCCCTATAACGTACTTTGTATCAAATCCTAAACTATTATATTTGCTAAGACTTGAAGCAGTTCCTTCAGCAATTAAAGAAGGTACTGTTACTGCTTCGCTTGGATTTTGTACTAAATTTACTTTTTCATAACCTATATCGCCTAATGAAATATTTAGTTCAGAGTTAGGATCATTAAATTGCAAGTCTACTTGACCAAACATTTCTTTAAATACATAATCAGTTATATATTCACCATTACTTTTTAAAACAGGAGTATCAAGCAATGATATAAAACTTTTCTTATCTTTTGATATTTCAACAATTTCTTTTAATATTACAGGATGTGTTATTCCCGGCACTGCCAGTATGTCGCACAGAGTATTCGAATATTCAGCAGAAAGTTCAATAGCCTTTGAATATGATTTATATGTTGGACCAACTGTAGAATCGTTGCTGTCTTCATTCTCAAGCTCTCTAATTACTGCGCTATTTGTTAAAATCTTTTTATCGTATTCAAAACAATTAGTTCCATCAAACCCTCCATAAGTAAAAAAATCAAATTTAAGATATTCACTATTAGAAGAATCTTCTCCGTCTTCACTTTTAAGAACATCATCAATTAAAACATAACTATATTCATTCAAGAAATCTACGTCTATTTCTAAATCATTTTTACTTATTTCTTTTCCGTCTCTTCTGTAAAAAGAATATAACCATTTTTCTTGTGTTTTTTCTGCATTTTTAAAATACAATATTTTTTCTAAATGGAATAATCCATTACAATAATTGTCATCTTGAGCCCAAACATTTATATCTTTTCTTGTATTCTGAAACCATTTTGAATATTCAAAACATCCTCTATAACTAAATTCGTTTTCTTCATCTTCAATACTATATTGAATAAAATTTATTTTATTCTCTTCTATACTAATATTTCCAGTATTATTTTTTTTAGTAATACTTATTGGTAAATCTAAAACTCTATTATTTGTCCTAGAAGCTATATTTGTTACATTTACTCGTGCTTTAGTAAAAAGTACTCCCCAGTAAAGTTCTTCTTTTACACAGAGACTGTCATAAACTTGTCTATTTAAATTAAGAATATAATCAACTGGCTTTTGAATTAATTTGTAAGGTTTCTCATCATCATCTTGCCAAATAGAATCTTGAACATCTTGTATTTTACTTGTATTTTTTATATTGTCAATATTTATATTGATATGTGGATAAGATACAAATCCGCAAGGCATATAAAAAGGTTTTATTAATTTATCTTCAACATCTTGATGAACTTCTATTCTTAAGAATTGATTTGTATTAGGATATAATCCTTCTGTAACAATCTTATTAGATTCTTTGTCCCAATAAGTGTGTTTTGTACCAATTAATCTACAAATATATGATTTAGAATCAGGATTCAAGTCCACATTTTGTAATTCCATAACAGGATCAAAAGAATTATTATTTTTATTATATTCACTTACTGATATATTAAATTTTGACCACAAGTCTTGCTTTTCTCTTGGATCATTTAATATCTTTCCTAATTGTAATGGCTTTATTCTAATTCTAAATCTATTTCCTGATTCTCCATCATCTAAACTATGAAATCTAAAAAGTTTTTTAACTTCTTTATGTAACGTGGTTCTATCATCTTTTTCTACTCCCGTATATCTTTGTGAAACTATCCAAGGAGTTTTTGCTGTTTGATACGTTGATTGAAAATCTTCGTAATTAGGGATAGAGTTATCTACATCAAAAGTATTATGACTTAATTTGCTAGGTAATAACAACTGTACTCTTTTTAAATTACTAAGTACACTATATGAAAAGCTTGCTTTGAAATCTGCGTATTCTACATGACCTTTTTCATATAAAAATTTAAATTCACTATTCATACTCGCAGTATTTTCATTAGATACTGCAGGATTAAAAATTCCGCCATAATCAAAAGTATGCCATGCAAAGTTTATTGTTGAAATAGTATTTTTAGTAGTATTATAAACGTCATTTTTAAGCCCATTTATAAAAAAACGATTAGAATTATCATCAATTGCTAAATCGAGTTTATAAATTGAAGCGTAAGAGCCTATTAGATTTCCTGCTCCGTAACTTAAAGTAGAATGAACTTCTTTCGTTTTTAAATTGTCATTTAAACTTTCGTTGTTAATTTGACTATGCCAATTATTATTGCTATTACCAATTATTGTTTCTGATGTGGCTCCATTTAAAGTTCTTACGTCATTACTTTCGTAAGGATTTAAAGTTAAATAATTACCATGCGCTGACATTATTATTTTGTCAATAAAATAAATTTTATTATTACTTTCTAAATCGCTAGTTATTTCAAACTGTTTTATTAAATTAAAGTCTGGGTTAATAGAGTCTGTATACTGTAAATTTCCTGTGCTTATATCATACATTTTGCAATAAAAAAAAGTTCTACCTTTTCCTAGAACATTTCCTTGAGAAGCTTCAACTGCTCTCTTACTGTCAGATTTTTTATCAGGAGTTATTCCAAATTTAATTGGTTGTTCTCCTACGATAAAACCACTTTCAGGAACTATACCAGTAGTTTCGTTCGCTGCTTCTCCATTACCAATACCTAAAACTCTAGTAAAAGATAATTGTTGCCCGCCACCTCTAAACCATGTATTTGCTGCTATACTACCATTACTATATTCTATAACATTACTTCCGAATATGTTTTGAAAAGTATTTAGTGTATCATCTGCAAGCGTAGCATTATAAGAACCTACAATTGTTGGAACAAATGCAGGTCCTCTTTCTGAAGTGCCTATAACATTTAAAGTTTCTACTTGTATGTTTGGATCAAGTAAAGTCCTTCTTGTATCTTTTGAGTTATCGGCTGTTATTACAATTGTTGAGTTTGTCATCTTATTATATTACTCTTATTTTTGTTATATAGTAAATATAAATATAACGTTAAAGAGCAATACAATAAAATAATTTTAATATTGAAGTACGCAGTTATCAAATCTGATTGTTAAAGAAATTTCTGCTGCATCATCTCCATCATATCCTAGGTCTCCATAAGATACGTTAGTAAGGAAGCATCCTTTAACATCCCAAAGTTCAACAACTGTTCCAACTGGATCAAGAAGTTTGATTTGGCAATCTCTCTTGTAGAAATCAGCATAACCTGCACGGCCTGATACTGATTCGAAGTGAGTTCTCACCCATTCCATAACTTGTTGTGCGCCAGAAGGAGCAATTGGGTCATGTAATGTTACAGATAAATCACCAAAAGTGGTTTTACCTGCAAGGTATCTTGTTGAGTTAATCCAGTTAACTGTAGTTTCGTTAGTAGTATAAGTTGGTCTTGCTGCAGTTTTCATAAGAAAAGCATCAATTCCTTCGATAGCGAAAACCCACCTGTTTTTGCGCTTCGGCTCAAACTTGTTGGGAATCATTTCTGCGACTGATAGTGTCTCTGCCATTTTAAAAATCTCCTAGTTATTATATTTTAATTATAGTTTAATTATTGGTTAATTGAGTTTGTTACAACAAAATCAAGTGAAATAAATTCTACAGACTTAGTAGGTTGTAAGTAAACCTTGCCTCGGATAGTATTATTTTCAATATCATTTTGCGTTGTAGTTGCTGTGTCAATTTGAACTTTATATCTCTCAACACCTTGTCTTTGTTGAACGTTTTGCATAATTGGTTCAACAAGAGCTGAGAATCTTTGAAGTGTAGAAGCTCTATTAGGCTCAAATAGCAATGATTCAGCAACACCTTTAACTTTACGTCTGATATCGATCAAAAGTCTTCTTACGTTAATACGATCCAAAGCTGATTGATCTCTTAATAAAGTCTTTTGTCCGAATGCATAAACCTCACCAGGTCTACCAGCTGGCTCATAAATAGGATTAATATCTGCATCATATAATTCGTCTAGTAGATCACGATTCATTTGAAGGTTAGAATTAAGAGCAGCTAATCTACCACGATTTAAACCAGCAGGAGCAAACCAAGGATCAGCTAATAAATCATTTCTACTCATTGCACCTAACATTACAACTGAAGGTGGAACTGCTAAAAGTCCGCCTGTTGATGGTTTTCTAATTAAAACGTCAGGGAAATATGCAGCAGCAAATGATGAATCAAGATTTCTTGCTTCGAATCTAGCAACTGTTTTTCTAACATGAGCTTGAACTGAAGAACTTAGTTTAACTTCACCACTTCGTTCAACTTCTTCAATATCCATTAAGAACATAGCATCAAATCTATCTTCACAAGCCTTTACAGCATAATCTGTAACTTGTGGCTCACGAATACCAGGGACTGCAAGCAATTGGAATTCAACAGCACTCTTATCAGTTAAAACGTCAAGCGCTTTTCTATAACCTAAAATTGTTGAACCTGTTGTTGAACCATCATTTCTTTCATCTTGAGCTTCACGATGTGTCGCAGTGTTTGTCTGTAGAGCTTTTTCTTCGTCAAAGATATTTAACCCATCAAATCCACCTTGGAACAAACTGCGCAACTTCAGATATCTAGAATTTAACGTAGTCAAATCAGTTGAAGCATCAACAAATCTTTGATATCCATTTGGCAAAGATCCATCTCTAGAATATTTTGCAGAATTCCAATCAATTTCTCCACTTACTACTTTAACAGCAATCTTTTCTAAAGAAAAGAAGTTATTTTGGAAAGCATCAGCTGTTCCACTATCTTCATCGCAAACGCCATCTGGAAAATATAATGCCCAGCTCTTTAAAGATTCATTAAATGTTAACTCAGAATTTTCATTAAATTTTTGATCTCCCAATTCTCTCTTGGCAAATTTAATTCCCCAAGCTAATGAGTCATCAATTTCATAAGTTGTTGAAGGAATTAACTCTCTAGAAAGACTTTTAACAAATGGTAAAGGAGCAACTTGAACAGAATCAAATGTATTTGTACTTAAAACTTTATTGGTTCCTGATCCGTTATCTCCTAACTCTGTAAATAGACTTGCAACGTTTGTCTTAAGTCTTCTTGGCCCTCTAAATCCTACTGGAAGTGCTTCAACATTTACGTCTCCATCTAACAAATCTTGAGCAAGTTCAACTCTAACATAATCGTTTCTTACAGGATAAATTCCATCAAGAACTAATCTTTGTCTGTTTGAATCAGCATCAAAATTATAATACATATGTTGATCACCAATTACTCTAGCAATAAAGTTAGGACTCTCAGGATCTAAGCTAAGATTTTGCCAAGATACAACAATATCACCTTCAACTGGATTTCCACTAAATAGCTCTAAAGAAAGATTAAACGATCCGTATTTTCCTTTGTTTCCACTTCTAATTCCGCTAATTAAAACTCTAAATTGATCATTACCAATAACACCATCATCAAGAGCATGCAATCTAAATAGCTTCTTAGCTCCGCCTGTTGAAAGAACAAGTCCCACATTATTTAATTGTCTACTTGTATTTGATCCACCTGAGAAATATTGAGAAACAAACCAAGGAGTTTTTGCAGTTTGGAATCTTTGATCAAAACCTTCAAAATTTTCAGAAGAAGTTCCACTATCTCTAGAAGAAGTTTTTAATAAAAAGCCAACGAGAGAATCTTCTGGAGCTGTGCCACTTAAAGGTGCACCAGTATTATTAACAACACCTAAATTTGAAGGCTTAGCAGTTTTAGGATAAATATCCCAATGTGCATAAAGATAATGCCCTCTTTCATTCATTTTAGTTGGATCTGTGTTTAAAACCTTAGCAAAATAATTTTTACTGTCAGGATCAAAAGAGCAATTAATAATAACAGGCTCCAATTTATTACTCAAACCATTTAAAATGAGCTTAAATGCTTGATCTCCTCCACTTGATAAATCAACACTTCCAATTTGATAACCAGCAAGAGAAGTTTTAACATTACCAGCGGCAGCAAAGTTTTTATTACTAACATCAATATCTCTAATATTAGATAAATCAGTTCTAGTACCAGCATCGTCAAAATTTGCTGTGCCAGATTCAACATCTAAAGAAGGTACTACGCCTTGAGGTGACATTAAAATACCTCTAATAACAGGAGAAGAATTAAATCCTTCACCTCCAGCGAAATCTATTTCTAAAGGTCCAAACCTACCTTGCTTTGGTAAATCACCTACTACAGTTACATTATTGTTTAACTGAAAGACAAAGTTTCTATCTTGCACAAACCCTTGAGTTTGTGTTCTTCTTATTAGTACAGAATCTGCTACAGTGTCTACTATAACTGTATATTTGTCACCTACATTACTAGCTTCAATTGCGCTTTGTATTCTTGCCAAAGTAAGATCAACAGTTGCGCCTATCTCAATTTGAATTTTACCACCACCGTCAGTACCATTTAATGAGCCTGGATCTGCTACATCTTCAGCTACAAATTTAAAAGGTAAATCTGTTGCTGCATTAGTAGTTTCTTCTACTGAATTTAAAGTAAATTCATTATTAACAGCAGGTTGACCAGTTAAAGTTAAAGTTATAGTAGAAAGCGAGCCATTACTTCCGTCTGTTTGAACTTCTGTAATATTGTTTTCTGCATTACCTGCAATGGCAAATAAATCAACAGAACCTTTTAAAACACTACTTAAAGTAATAGTACCATCACCATTATCAACCACTGTTACTGTATTTGCTGCACCACTATCTTGAAAAGCTCCTTCTCCAACGCCAATACCAAAAGTAATAGCATCTTCTATTTTAGAAGCTGTTTGTGCTGCATTTAAAGCTTCAACACCTACTTTAACTGTACCGGCTCCTCCTGCATCTCGAGCAGGTGCTAAAGCATTTCCTGTTTCTATTCTTATAGGAAGAGTATTGCCTAGCATATCTGTTATTGTTATCGCAGAGTCATTAGTTGGTGTTCCTCCAACTGTAATTACTGTAGATGCTAAACCTGCTCCTGAAGTGGTTCCTGCAACTGTTTGTGAAGCAAGACCATTTTTAATAGATTGAGTGCCATTTGATATAACAACAGTATCATTAGCTGCATGCGTAATATTAGAAGTTAGTGTTTTATTAGATAATAAACCAGATCCTCTTTGAACAATTGTTACTTTGCTATCTGCAGCTGTTGCATTAAAATAAGTAGCAGGATCTAGAGCAGCACCAAGTCCTGCATTTCCTCCTACAGCATCAAGACCCTTAAGCCCTCTTTCGAGTCTTAAAGCAAGCGCAGTTGAATTTTCTGCAGCAGTGCCGACAAAGTCTGACATGCCTATTGCAATAGTTCCGTTTCCGTGAACTACAGTATCAACGGTACCATCAAACGTTATAGTAAAAGTTTTATCAGCTCCTGCAGCAGATCTACCTATTAGCGACAAAGTATCTGCATTTGTAGGTAGATTAGAGAAAGTAATATCTAGTTGACCACTTGATTGACTTACTTGAACTCCTGCATCTTGTAAAAGTTTAGAGTTAGATTCATCTTTCATAAAACAGCCAAGAATATGAGTTCTACCTAAAGTAGAACCTGTATCCTCTTGTGCATGAGGATTATCACCAACTTTGTTTGTGCCTTCTAGAATTGGTTGATCACCAACTACAAAACCTGCGTTTGTAGCATTTTTTGATCCGTCACCAACGCCTAGTGTTCTAACGAATGTGCCTGAATTGGCATTGTTTAACCATTGATCTAAAGCTAGAGGACCAAAAAGATTTGAGTTGCTTTCTTTTGATCTCTCAATCATATCACCAAAGACTTCACTGAACTGTTGCATATTTGCAAATGTTTTAGGTACAAATGCTGGTCCTTTTTTAGCAGGGCCAACAACAGCTGCGGGAACGCCTTGTGGAGATTGCTGAGGGTTTCTAACTTGAGATAAATCAATTTCTTTTAAATTTACTCTTGCTGAGCCTTGTCCAGCCATAATTTTTATTCTCCTATTTAAATATATTTTAGTATTAAGTATCTATTAAGCAGGGTATTCCACACCGCTATTTGTCACAATGAAATCAATTGCGATAAATTCTACAGCTCTTGTTGGAACGAATACAATTCTTCCATTTAATCTGTTATTATCAACATCTTCTTGTGAGTTATTTGTATCGTCCATGATTACTCTAAAGTCTTCAATTCCTTGCTGTGCTTGAATTCCCGAAAGTTGTCCAGAAGCAGCAGTTACGAATCTTCCTCTTGTTGCAGCATTATTTTGCTCAAACAATAGACCTTGTGCAATTGTTTCTAGTCTTCTCTTTACTTCAAGAACAAGACGACGAACATTGACACGATCAAGAGCAGTTCTGGCGAGTTGAGTAGTTTTTTGTCCGAAGATAACAAATTGGTTATTAGGGAAGTTAGCAATAGGATTAATACGTGCTTCATAAAGTGTATCACGATCTTCTGCATTTAATCTTACCTCTGTTGATGTAATAGTTCCTAATGAACCTCTTGAGAAACCAGCAGGAGCAAACCAAAGTCCTCCGCTAGCATCAGTTCTAGCAAGTGCTCCCAAAGCAACAATAGATGATGGAACTCTTACGCTTCTTCTTGAAGCAACTGCTGCATCATCATCGTCACCACTGTCTTGTACATAAACGTCCGGGAAATAAGTTGCTGTATAAGAACTATTTAATTGTCTCGCATCAAAATTATCTGAAGTGATCTCAGCATCAGGTCTTCCAGAAACTAAACCATTTGAACTTACAAAAAGTCTAGAATTAGAAGATGCTGTACTATAATGGGGAATATCCATTACATATAAAGCTTTACCATAAGAAGAAGCTCTTCTTGAAGCAAAATCAGTAATTAAAGGCTCACGAATACCAGGAACAACCAGAATGTTATGATTTACAACCATATCGTCTGTCATTACTCTAATTGCGTTCTTATAAGAAGCAACAGCATTATTATTTAATAATGTTCCTGATATTTCGTTTGTGTTGTTGCTCTGTGTTTTTGTTAAACCACTAGCAAAACCACCTGCTCCAGCATGACCGCCCGTATCTGTAGATGAAGATCTATCAGTTAAATAATATTCGTCTCTATCTGTAATATTTAAACCGTCAAATCCACCATACATAGGAGCAGTAAACTTAGCCATTGAATTATATTTGTTAAACTTTTTCTTGTCTTCAGCTAATAATTTTGCTAATGAAATACGATGAGAAGTGGTACCGCTACTATTATCTGTTCCAAACGGATCTAAACCAGATACTTCTAAGTCAAGTGTTTTTGTATTAACATCAAAAACAGAAGATCCTACATCAGCATTTCTAATATATACTGCATCTTTAAATACATCATTAACAGTTCCTTTTACATTAGAAAGATTAACGCCTGAAGCAGAGTTTGCAGCGCCTAAACTAAGAGCAATTTTAGAAAGACTAAATTTGTTGTTGTTAAATGAATCTGCATCAGAACCTTCAGAATGTTGTACTGATTGATTGCTCCCTAAGAACTTAGTGTAGTTTAATAATATTTCATTAAACAACTTACTTGGCGCAGCATTTGGATTATTAATGTCTTCAACTCTAGTTGATAAAAGCCCCCAGTGTAAAGAATCACTAACAGATTCTCTAGAAGAAGCGTTTCCTAAGAAAGCTTGTCCATAGTTGCCATTAACTTCTCTAATATCACCTTTTGTTACCTTAAATCTATAGGGTAAAGGTGGCATAACTCCAAAAGCTAACTTATTAACATTTCCTCCAGCAGCTGTTTGAGGATCGTCACCATCAGCAAAATTTGATCCATCACCAACACCTTCTAACAAAGAAGTATTTGAAGCGCTACCGTCTTTTCCATCTGAAGTTGTTTTAAGAGCAGGTAATCCTCTAAAGCCAAATGGAAGTGCCTCATCAGGAACTTCTCTTTGTAAAACATCATTACTAACAACTACTCT